TTAGGAAGAGATCACTAGAGGAGCTTCGAGGCTGTTTTCCTAAGGACCCAGCGCTGCTGGACTCTGGTCCACCTCTTTATTGGGCGCCTTTTTCCATCAGGGAAATTCCGGAGGTTCGCGGAACTATAACAATAGACGAGTTTTTTACAAACACGTACACGGTAGTAGGAGATCATGATGAGTTTGTTGGGGCTGTATTATTTCCTCCGGCAGATGAGGCTCTGAAGCTAGAAGTTCAGGGGCTATTTTATCACACAAAACTGATCGCTGACGATGACGAGAACTTCTGGTCAGAGTATCATACTATGACTCTCGTTCTTGCATCCCTTCGGGCGCTGGAGGTTACTTATCGGAATCGTGATGGTGTTCGGGATTGGGAAGAAGCTATTTCCTCTGAACTGATTACAGAGGAGTTTGATCAGGTAGAAGAAGAAATAGCAGAGATTACCGAGCTGGAGGGTTGAAGCGTGCCACCACTAAGGGTAGTTAAGGGAAAAACTGTCCAAGAACAAATTGCATCAATAGATGTGATTTTAAGCAGGATAACTGAGCAAGCAACGAAAGAGATTGCTCGATTGAGGAAACAAAACTTTACTCTTCGACGACTAGTCGATGGCTTGGAGGAATATCGTGCCCTATCGGATGCGGAGAGTCAAGGGGGGATATCGGGTGACGAGCCCGAGTGGAGTGAAGGCGAAGCGCACGACGAAACGCAAGGCACTGAGGCAGCTGCGATTGCTCCGCGCAATCAAGCACGGATTCAGGCCCCGAAGGAGACGTAGACGGTGAGAGAGTTCGGGATACCTTTTATAGACGCGTTCAAGAAAGGCCTAAGGCGATTTCCTATCAGCCACCCGGATGAGCAGTGGCTAGTTCAGTGCTATAATCTGATGCCTTCTGACGAAGGACTAGTCTCGCACGATACGATACAAGGGATAGGAATATCGTACTTATTCTATGAGTTCCTATTTATCCTTGACCAGTCTGGAGGCTTGTGGATATGGACTGCTGGGAGGGATGGAGCGATTGAGATAAGTCTAGGTACTCCTATGGTTGAGAATAGTCTAGAACCTGTAAATATTACACCCGATCCAATTCCTTCGTGGATCGAGCTCCTCGATACAAACGGTAACATATGGTATATATTTCCTGATGAGTTGTCTGGTCAAGTAGCTCTTAGCGCCGAACAGCCAGTAGTAGGTGTCGGACTAGCTGACTTTGTTATTATGGGGAAAACCTTTCAGGAATGGCAATACGAAGTTGACCCAGTTATTCCTACTTTTTATCCTAAGGAGATAGTATGAAAAAATTCCTTATTATTCTAGCGATATTGATTCCAATAGTTTTTATTGCAGCATTTCCCAATGATACTAGGACTTTGATAGAAGATCACCTCGGCTGGTTTAATGTTCGTCGTTGTGGAGGAGACTATAATCAAGACACTATTAATTCATGTATATCGACCATAGGAATATTTAGTAGGGTTCTATATCTGGCCAAGGACCCTCTGCAGAACGTAACCTATTGGGACACTAATACAGATATCGTCTTTCCTTCTAGTATTATCACAGAGATTCCATTCGGTGTGCAGCTTCGTCCTGCTTTAGGTTCTTCTATTACATTTGGCGCATGTCCAAAAGCCGGCGGATACAGAATATTCGTTGCTGACGAAGTTACTACTGGAACCATTCTAGGTCTGGAGTCTGTATGCTCTGTAGTTGATGCTAGATGGTTCGGAGTCGTCGCAGATGGAGTAACTGATAATACACTGAATCTGAAGACTGCGATAAAACGTTCTGCGGGTAGTGCTCATCTAATTCTTCCACCAGGTACAATTATGATCTCCGGCGCGCTTAATCCTCCAGACAATATGTACGTTAAAGGGCAAGGAATGGGGCGCACGACTATCAAATCAGCAGATGTCTCTTCAGGCTACGTTTTCTTTAGCAATGATGGAAGTGGGATACTTCGTAACTTCGTAATCGAGCATCTAACTATTGATCCTAATGCGGCCGTCAACGATGGTCTAGCAGCGTTCGGAGCTATTCAACCAGGAATTGGAATAGGTGGCCGAGTAAGCTATGTTGAAATCCTTAGTGGTTTCGGCGGTCACATAGTTTTATTCTCGGGAATTGGAGAAGGTGGCGATAATGCTAGTCATGATAACTTAATAGAGAAATCGTTCATCTATGCTAATGATGATTCAGTGCCACTTTTTTATTTCAAAGGCTCTTATGATAATCGAGCGGAAGAAGTAACTATTCATCAAGCAGGTAAGGGCCCTTGCTGTGGAGCGGATGACTGGTCTACAGAAGGTCCATCATACGCTACAGAGAATATTACTTTCGATAAAATCATGTGTAAGAAGACGAGTACTGAAGCTGGTATCGCACCTCAGGGCTGTGGAACTACCGGAGGAAGAGGCATCAAAATTATTAATAGCACTTTTGATTTTAGAGAGACTACAAACTTTAATGGTACCGTAATAACTGTGCTAGAAGGTGCTCCTGGAACAAATGCTAGAGAAAATATTGAAGCGCGAAATGTTATAGTAAAAGGAAATACTATTCTTCTTCCAGAAGAAGTCGGGAACGGAGTTCAGGTTACAGGATTTTTTAATGAAGTGGTCAATAATACCATAACTGGTGGAAATTTTGGAATACTAAGTACTTTTCCTAATGATGAAAGATATGGTCTTATAATCTGTAATAATATATTAGAAGATCAACTTACTAATGGCTTGTTCATGAACGGTGGTGATTCTATTATCATATGTGAGAATGAAATTTTCGGCTCTGGAGATGCTTGCGTTAGATTCGACGCAGATGATGAGGACATAAATCTAGTAACTCTTAGAGGAAACAAGCTTGATGGATGTTCGCAACAAGCTGTGGTGATTACTGAAACGGCAGCTAATGTGACAGCGCTAAGAATTGTAGAGAATGATATAGGCAACGTGCAGATTGCAGATGCAGGTGCAGGATGTGGAATAGAAACTCTTGTAGGTGATTTAACTATTAATGTAGAAAGAAATTTGTTTGAATTTGCATCTGTTCCAGAGACTCTTGTATGTACCGGCTCTACTCAGTCTTATGTCCATGGGAACCATCGGAATGGTAGAGGTCCAGATGTGCTAGATTTAGCAGACGTAGCAACACCTAACATCACTACAGGTGAGATGTTCCTCACAAACGGTACTACAGCAATTACTGAATTTACTGGGTGTCAGGCAGGAAAAACATTTAAGATAAACGCAGATAGCACTAGAACTATTGACGACGTCGGAAATGGAAAATTAGTTATCGGAGCAGATTTTACCATGAACGCTGGAGACTCCGCTACTTTTACCTGCTATACTGGCGGAGTCGCAACCCTGGACTTCTTCAAAGATAATTCACCTTAGGAGTTCTTATGCCTGATATTAATTCATGGCCTTGGCCTAGGCTATTTCCGACAAAAAGACGATGCTTCTTTCTCACTGCTCAGCCAAATGGAGACTTGCTAGTTTCTAGTATGTATTTTCAAGGAACTAAATGGCTAATAACTCCAATAGGCTCGATTGGCCAGTGGGAAAGTATTCCTCAGGTAGAGATAGTAGATTTTGGAGAATACTATGTGATCACTGGAGTAGCTACTAGTGGGCCACTAACGTACGAGCCAGAGAGCAGCGCTCTAGTTCTAAAGGAAGATTTCTCAGCAGGAACTAGCTGCAACTTTCGTCAACAACATGTACTAGGAAACATACTGTCATCTCAATTTCCTTGGAGTTCCCTAGGAAAAAACTCTATCATCTGGGGCAAGATTGGTGATGCTATATATGATCCTTCCTTAGATCGCACTATAGGAATGAAGAGTTTATTAGTCGGTGGCGTCTCGTCGGACAAGCTGATGGTCTGGCGACTTCTCGCTAATCGAGATGAAGTAATGGCTTATACCAATGCAGGAATAATGATTCTCCGTCCATCATCTGTCGGCGGATTATTCACTTATGGCGACTACTATGTTGAAGGTCTTGGAGTCAGTTCTGGCAATCATGTAGCTGGAGATGATTTCATCCACGGCTGTATTGATTTGAGAGGAGATTTCTACACTATCGAGCCTGGTGGGAGAATAGAAAAGCTCGGTTATCGAGAATACATCTCTCCAATGCTGACCGATGTTGGATACTCTGGCGATTACGCTCATGATTACGTCGGTGCTAACTCTCATGTCATTGTTAGCTACTATCCTAAAGATCGTCGATTCTATATCAGCGATGGAAACACTTGCGTAATCGTTAATCGTTTCGGCGCCTATACTGCATTTCAACGTCCTAGCTCAGTTATTCAAGGATGGAATGGGCAACTCTATGGCACCTTCAGTGAGTCCCCTGATCAATCAGCAGTTGCTGTTCTCGATACGCAGGATTTTGGAACACGTGATTTCAAAAACTTGGAGTCCGTCGTTGCAGGAGTTCGTTGCAGTTCTGGAGCTTCTATTGAATTCTCAACGTACTGGAGAAGCAGCGCTTCTGGTGAGTTTCGACAAAGCGAGTGGAAGCCTGGTGGTCCAACTGGAGAGGCTACCATCCAGGTTGCAAGCGCGGAAATGAAACCAGCTGTCCGGATCAGTTCTTACGAAGGAGCAGAACTGACTTATCTCATAGCGAATATAAAATTTACAGGGCGCAAATTTCGTCGTGGTCTTGCGCCTGGTACAACTAGGGGACAAGGAGCAGTACAATTATGAAGTATTATTTCATTCGTATGTTGCCAGATCAGATAATGAATTACTGGTATGAAATCAAGCCTTATATCGAGGAAGCACTACCGGAGGATGAAAGAGAAGGAATACTACAGGTACAAGAAAAAATACTTATTGATCGACTCCAGTGCTGGCTACTACTTTACGAAGATGGTGAAACTCATGGTGCTAAAGCAGTCGTAACTACTTCTATTATCACAGATGAGTTTACAGGGGCGAAGAGATTGCTAATATACACTATTAGTAGAATTAATCAATTTCCTATCGAATGTTGGGACTTGTGTTATGAGAAGCTACTAAAATATGCCAGTGCTAATGGATGTAATAGAATGGTAGCTTTCTCCGAGATTCCATACGTGTTGAAGAAGGCTGAAAGTCTTGGTGCTAATATTAATCAGCACCTAATTCAATTCTTTGTTTAAAATTTAAACAGAGGTAATTTGTATGGGCGGAAGTGGCGGAGGAAGTGCAGGACAAACTAGTTGGCCTGATTATCTTCAGGATGCACATGAGCAGTGGTTGAATAATGCTGGAACTGATACTCTTACTCTGTCTGTCGTAGACGCAATGAATGCGGCGCATGGAGATAGTCCTTATCTCGGAGTTCTAGCATACGACCCCGATGCTGATATAGCACTTATGGGTGCTGCAGTAAACAACTATGCCGCCCATATTGGTACTCTTGGCACAACTACTACACATGACGAAATATTCGAGGCAGCAAAAAATAGGCTCGATGGAATTTCTGATGAAAGTAGAATCGCAGAAGAGGTTTCTTCTTATAGCGCTATATTAGAAGATCAATTAATTAACGAAACTCTTCCGGCGTTCAAGGCCGGAATGCTAAATATCGGCGCTGTTAACTCTTCCAGCTTCGCAATAGGTGAGGCAATAATTAGAGGTTTCAAAGACAGAGATGTAGCAAAGTTTGCTGCAGAGATACAGCTGAAAAGCCATTTACAAACTAAGGAATTGATAGTTAGAGAAACTTTAGAAGGGCTACAGCATCTTAGGGGAATAACTTCAGCTAGACACTCTCTTGCTACTCTAGCTACAGAAGTACGAAGACTAGTGATAGTTGCAAAGAAGGAAGAGCTGACAGAACAGCTCGAGATAGACGCTCATGATAGAACGTGGGATTTGGAAGTCTACCAATACGGGGCTAATCTAATCGCTTCGATCAGCGGAGGTATTGGCCCGAAGGGACCGAAAGGACCTAGTAAGGCGACTAGTGCGATTGGGGGCGCTCTTAGCGGAGCTGCTGCTGGTGCAACAGTTGGCCTCGCTGCAGCTGGTGGAACATTTGGAACTAGTGTAATAATTGGTGCTGTTGCGGGCGCTGCTATTGGAGCAGGCGCTGGATACGCGTCTGCATAGGAGGCTTTATGGGCGAGACTAACAATGCCGCTACTCTCTTCTCTAATCCTAACTTCCTGGCGCTTCTTGCAGGCATAGGTACGCAAGTTGATCCTCAGGGTGTAGGAGGACAAATCGGGCGTCCAACAACTCAGTACATTCAGAACGTTGCTGCGCAGGAAGCAATAGAGAAGCAGGAACAAGAACGACGAAGATACAACGAGCAACTTATCGGACTTATAGGAGGCCTGACGCCAAAAGGAGTTACTGGTCCAAGCCAGGTAACTATTAATCCTGAAGGGTACACCGCTAAGGTTGAGCTTCCTGGTGGCGGTGCTGCTGTTGCGGATTTGCCTAATAGAGATGATAGGACATCTCTTTCCCGCGCTGGGCAGAAGCAACTTCAGCTCAGTGATATCGTCCCTTTCTACTAAGCCCCGGAGGATTTTCTCCTGGTAGTCTCCGAGGGCTGACAGCGGACCAGGTAGTTGCAATAGGAGGATTAGACGCACAGAGGGAAGCACTTCGTTCTCGCAGCGTTGGCAACGTTATCGAAGCAACGGAGCGAGGAGCACTACTGCCGTTCCAACAGGAAAGAATAGCTGCGGATAGCGATCTTGCTCGTGCTACTTCAGAGCGACTGCGTGCATTGACTGGATTGGAAGGACAGAATCTTAAGGCGAGGACGTTGGAAACTCTCAGCCTAATCAAGCCTAGAGTCGATGCGATATATTCAGGAATAGGAGTAAACGAGGCACAGATCAGAGAGATAGATACTCTCCTTGGACCGAAGATCGCGAGTCTCATCGCGAGTACTGGGTTGACTAATGCTCAGGCGCAGCAGGTTCTTGCGATAACTCCTGAAGAAGTAAACAGACTAAGGGCAACTGTAGGCCTTACAGACGCACAGATCAATGCTCTTCAACAACGACTGGGTCCAGATATAGCGCAGACCTACGCACAAACAAGGTTGCTGAATACTCAGTCTATGCTACAGGACATGCTCGCTGGAGAGTACATAAACGTACCGAGCGGAATTCCAGGCCAGACTGGTAGAATGAGAATTAAAGATTTTGCTGATTTCCTCGCTGGAGCGGGTCGAGGAAGTGGGCGAGACGCTAGGACTCAGCTGGCATTCGATAAGTACCAGACTGCCTTGGGCGAGGCCGAAGAAGCTCGCCTGGCAAAGGCGAAGACTGCTGAGGCGGAGATTCATAAGCTTAGGGGAGGTGGAGAATCGTTTACCTTTGCAGACGACTTCAACCTACGCAGCGCTGATACGTATGTCTATCTGAGTGCTGAGCCTGGAGCCAGGGTAAAGAAGTATGATATTCCTGAAATCGCTGGAGTGAGAAAGACCGCTCGCGAACTGTACAGGGAAGCTCTTGCTAATCGTATGTCTCTTAGCGATTATCTCAGAGAACAGCTAGCTCGACTAGGCATGACTCTAGAAGATATTGAGGAGGAATAAGTGGCTACTACACCTTTCGACCTGATGTCTTTAGCAGGAGCTACACAACCCGAAGAAGGACAGAACGTTGACCTTCTCTCGATACTATCACAGAAGTACTCTGGCTCCCCCTCTGTTCAAAATTTAACCACAGGACAGAGACCGTCCTCACTCTCTGACCTAGTTACTCAGCAGCTAGCACAAACTCCTCCTGGGCAGGCTCCAATGAAGGTGGAGCGTAAGCCTACTCTTGTAGACCAAGTTCGTCAGGCTGCGAACGACAATCCAGTTCTTCGTACCAATAATGCTATTATGGATGCAGGACTTAGTATCCTGTCAGGCTTTGGCGCTATGGCAGTGTCGGGAGTAGAAACTACAGGTTTAGTTCTTAACGAAGTAATGCAGGGAATTGCAAAGGACTTCCTTCAAACTCCTCGTGATCCAGACTTCTGGCGCCACATGACAGAAAGAGTTGAAGCCAGGAAAGAACAGCTGACTTATATTCCTCGAACACCAGAAGGTAAAACCATTGTCGATGTAGTAAGTCTTCCTTTCCTCATCACGGACAAGCTGACTAAAGGAATTTCTGACGTTGGGCGGAAGATGGGATTACCTCCGGAAGATGTTGGAGTTATTGCTGGGGCGGTAGAAGTGCTTAGTTTTTATCTGGGTGATAGAGGAATCCGAGCAGCTGCAGGTAAACTAGCAGGACCTGCGGCAAGATTTCGTAAATCTGTGACTAGTAAAATGCTGAACGATCCAGAGGTTCTTCGGCATGCTCAGGAGCTACGAGGGGTAGCAGATGTAGAACCAGCGATTATAGCAAAGAGAGCGCAGCAGGCCGAGTTGTTCGAGTCACAGCCGGAGTTATTTCAAAGATCACAGGTGGAAAGTCGCGCACCAGTGCAAGCACCTAGAGCTGGAGAACAGCTTCCTTTAATTCCAGATGAGCAGATTCCGAGAAGTGGTCCTGAGATTCAGCCAGGTCTTTTCGAACCACGAGAAGCTAGACCAGTTCCAGGCGCACAAATGCCTATTCGTGGGCAGGAAGTTCAGGCAGGAATTCCTAACACGGTAGAAACAAGGATTAGTCTAAGCAATATTCCTGATTATGTCAGAGAGGCAATAGATAGGAATATTGCCATTGCTGATAATCTTAATCTAACAGGTGAAATTACTCAGTTAGCAAGATCAGGCAGAACTGCTCATGAAATATCCCAAATATTACATGGGCGCTTCCCAAGGAATATTACAAACTCTGAGCAGCGAGATATCATTAGATCAGTTCGTACAGGCTATGGAATTCCAAGCGTCGAGGAGATGCGAGTACTGCCGGAGCGCCTTCCAACTGCTGAAACTCCCCTAGCAGCAGGAGTCCCAGGGCCTACTCCGGCAGTTCGTAAACTAATTGATGATTCCCTTCTTGGGGATCGTAATGCGATGAGAGACTTGAAAGGTCAAGCACGAGGTCTTACTGTTGGGGGACAGCCACTAGAAGTAGGTCTTCAAACGCTTGGTGCTAATCCTGCAGAAATCGCAGAGCTTACTCCGAAGCTAAAAGGCGTACGGGCAAGAGTGCAGCCGAAAGAGAAACCCTCCGCTCCAGAAGCAACAGCTCCTGCCCGTACGGCTGAAGAAGGCAGACTGCCTGCTACGGAAGAGCTATCACTTGAGCAGTTTCTGAAGGATGAAGCAGCGGTAGGAGCGTTATTAGATGAAACAACTCCGGTTAAGAAGTCATCTGCTAGAAGAACGAGAAAAACTCCAGAGGAACAAGCTGCGAGATTAGAAGAAGTTAGGAGAGAGGAAGGACTTCCGCCTAAGGCTACAGTAGAGGAAGAACAGATAGCTAGTGTTGCCAATCAAGTAGATCAACCAGATGCTCCTGCGATTGATCCTGATTCTATCGAGGGACGACTATTGACTGCACGGAGAAGGGCAGATGAGAGAGTAGCTTCTGAGCAACGAGTAGTAATGGAATATATAGAAGAGCAGAAAAGGAAATTGAACGAGAATCCCTTGGTACCAGACGATACCCTAACTGCAGAAGGTCGTGCTGCGGTAATCGACGATGCTAAGAAGCCACTAGGGCTAGTAACTATAGAAGAAATAGAGAACGCTATGGAGACAGGAAATAAGGCTATTCTGGAAAGAGTTCCTGGAGAAATAGCCGACACTCTCGATGATGCGATATCGAAAGGAAGAAAGACTCTCGAATCAACTGAGCGTAGAAGATTCTCAGATATTCTTGCTGATATTAGAACGCTAATTACAGATGAGAGTGGACAAGTTAGTTTCCTAGGAAACGAAGGACTAAGTAGTAGCCAAAAACAAGCTGCACAAAGACTCCAGGCTGATGCTCAGAGACTAGGGGTTGAAGTGACTGAGCTTATGAAAAGCTTAGGATTCGGTGATGCAGAGAACTACTTGTATTCTTCTTATCTAGCTGGACTGAGTAATCCTGTTCCTCCTCCAGTAGTCCAGCCAAGAGGTATGACTCTTGATCCTCAGGCAGTGGCTAGGGGTGACAAGGTAGTAGTTCAGAACAAGAATGGATCGCTGAATAAAGCACCTATCTATAATACAGAGCGATCGGTGCTGCAACAGGCGAAGGATATAAAGCAGTCTTTCTTTCCTTTCCTGGAAAGTCCTCTCAGACTTTTTGAGGAGGCAGGATTGAAAGAGCTAATATATTATCCTTATAGAAGTGCAGAGAGGGCGTATAGAACAGCGAGACAAGCATTGACACAAGAGCTGTATGCATTAAGTAAGAACTTAACTCGCGAGCAAAGAGAAGCAATTACCGCTCATGCTTATTCCCTCGATCCAGCAGGACAGAAGATTAATCAGTTCAATAACAAAGCTCCTAGAGCCTTGACGGATAATGAAAAAGTGGTATATGATACTCTCAGAAATGCATACGACGAATTGTTCAAGAGAATTAATGAAGTTCGAAAAGCTATAGGACAAGAGCCACTAGATAAAATTCCTAACTACTTCACATTCGTCCGTGCATTTTCTATGGCAGAGGAGCTAGGTCTTGCACCTAATCCATTGCTGAGCCCGAAGAATGTTGTAGCAGCTACTTATGCTAAGTACAGCTCCGTTCCATTTGCTCATGCTAAGAAAAGAACGGGCGCAGCTTACAAGGCTGACCTAGATGCATTCAGTATATTCTCTCAGTATGGCCAGAGAGCACTGAAGTATATTAACTTGACCCCATTCACAGCAAAGGTTAAAGAGCTTATCAGCTCCGACTTGCCTGATCCAAAGACGGGAAAATTGAACTGGAAACTTGAAGACAACCTGCCGCAGACGTACAAGTTCTTGAGCGAGTGGAATAACTTTGTTTCGCACGGGTATCAGTCAAGTCTAGGAAGAGTAGTAGATAGAGGAATAAACATGCTGAATAAGAATCTAGCTTTCTCTCTTCTCAGTGCTAATCTTCGATCAGGACTTATTCAGCCAACCGCGATTAGAAATACTTATACAGAAATAGGTGCTAAATACACAGCTGAAGGAATCAAGATGTCAATAGAGGACATTTATCAAGGAGGAAAGAATAGAGAGTTTGCGATGAAGAACTCGCAGGTGCTTGATACGAGACAGATGGCGGACGTGTATGATAGTGTTTATGACTCGATAAAAAAGTTGAGAGGAAGCGAAATAGCTCAGGATATTAAGGCTCAGCCAGTGGCAGGAACGATTAGGAGTCTTGGAGCTGCCAGAGACATGTTGGGCTCGGCAGGGTTTAAGTTGTTGAAGATAGGCGATTTTGAGACTGCTCTAGCAACGTGGAATGGTTCGTATAAGTTTGCGACAGAGAAGCTAGGATATTCAGGAAAGCAAGCATTTAACTATGCTGACGATGTAGTGACAAGAACACAGGCAAGTTCCCTTCCAGGTGATCTAGCGCCTATTCAGCGAAGTATGTTAGGTCGAGCTCTGACTATGTTTCAGACATTCGTGATTAATGACTGGAATTTCCTAACTCGTGATGTTTTAGGACTGAAGTCTGGACAAGGACTGACAAAGGACGTAGCGATTAAGGGCGCTAGAATGATAGCAGCTACAACTATTCTCAATATGTTTCTTGAGGATGCACTAGGACTGAATAGCCCGTTTCCCCGTCCGATTAAGGAACTAGTCGGGCAGATTAGAGAAGGTGAGAATTTCGAGAACATTGCTTCTAAAGTAGGACTAGAGCTAGTCGAGCCAGTGCCAATTCTTAGTGGGACAAGGTATGGAAGAGCACCAGGAGGTCCTATTCTAGAAATGATAGGAGATGCGGCGGAGAAACTTCGTGGTGGCGCGTATGCGAATAAGAAGAAAGGTATGATCACCGAGATAAGAGAGGAGGGCTTGACTAGTGGAAATCTTGCCGATGTCTTCTCTCACCCTGTGACAAAGCTAGGTGGTGTGCCTGGCGCAGCGCAGTTTACAAAGACCTTCAGGGCGATGGAGAGGGGAGAAAGCCCCTGGACAGCCATGACCGGGTGGTACGATCCTAACGCCAGGGAGAAGGAAAGCGAGAAAGGTGCGAATGAGAGATTAGGGGGAAGGCTTAGTCGGTAAGAGTTCTGCTATTTTCCTTTCTTATGAAACTCTCTATTATAAACTACTCGCTTAGTATTTGGAAGATAAGTACAGAATCCCATGGCCTCTAGCGTCTCTAGCATTTTGTCCAGTTCCCACTTCTGGATATCGTGTTTGAATAGTCGCATTAGCTGCGCAATAGTACACGTTCCTTTCGCCGCAACCTCTGTCATCATCATGTTTAGGGTGGTTACGTTGGCGTTCTTCCCCAAGCTTCCCAGCGCCATCGGCATGAGAGCTTCTGCCTCGGTCAGGAAAGATATCGCTTTAATCATATCCTTGCTTTCGATTACTAGATCGTTTGACCTTGCAGCACTTAATATCATTGATAGTTTCAAAATAAACACCGGACGAGTTTTGAAGTATCCAGTAAATCGTAAGTCTTCAAAAGGTCTCTCGTCTGCTGTATCATATCGCCACGAAATCCAGTCCTTTACAAACTCCTCTGTACATCTGAATGTTCCAGAGAGTAGAGAGATGTCTTCTATATCACTGACTAGCTTCTTATGCAAAGCTAGAGTTTCTTCTGTCTCATAAGGAATCGGAACTATTTTGTCCTCCGATTGATAGATGAATAGAAGACGACGAAGAAGTCCACTCCCAGCGGTTTCTAGGGGAACAGCGGCCTGAAGAAGTGAAGGAGTCGTCGCAGCTATCAGATTTACCCAGACGTTGGTGATTCTATCTGTGCCGGCGTGCTTTGTACGATACTCGAAAATTCTAGGACAGTCAAACCAGTCTATTAGATTCGTCATCAAGTCGATATTTTGGTAGCCTAGGAAAACGGTTAGCTCACCATTAAATATCGTCATTGACGCATGACTGATATGGTCACCTTCAGGAGTTATTATGAAATCGCTGGACTCTGCAAGGTATCGGATTAGAGCTTCTCTACTTGTTGCGTTGGGGGCAAGCTTTACATTTAGAGTTGGCTCCATCAGGATATTTAGGATAGGTTCCATCGCGGTACCTTTCTTGTACCCAGGTGGAGCGATCAGCACGATGTAGAGATTAGGATAGACTCTCAGTCGACCTAGTTGAAACAAGCACTTTCTTTGTAAAGCCGCGGCGATACATCCTATCGCGACCCACTTACGAAACATAGGAGCAGGTTCGGTATCCTCGCTGTACGTCAGGTATGAATCGATCCAGTCAGGTAGTTGTCTCATTTTTATCTCTGTCTCATTGCAATACAGATGAGAATGATGAGGAGTAATAAAACTATTGCATATGTGTCCATGATTATTCCTCTGTTTAAATTTTAAACAAAGAGACTTCCCTGAAGTACATTTATTATTCCGTCTAATTCCTTCTCTAATTCGTCCACGTTGTATGGGAACTTACTTCCTTTCAAATCTATTCCATCATCCTTGTTCATAGTAAAGCTTATAGATAAATCGGCCGGTGGTACGAACTCTCGACTTCTAAACTGCAGAGGTTTCTCTAGACTTTTCCGCATATCCAGGATTATTCGTGCGTGCTCTCTGATAGGAAGACTTAAAGGAATCTGAAAACCTATATCATCGTGGATTTGTATGAGAAGTTCTACAGGCGCAAACATTTGTTGATTGTAGTAGGTATAAATTAGCCCCCTTTCATTTATCAAGTCTCCACAAGTTGATTGCGGGATACAAGAGTATGCTTCATTCAGCATGTTTGTATTCCACTGACCAAGAAATTGGTGCTTTCTTCCTAGTAAGTTCGTCAGAGTTCTATCTCGTTGCAGCTCCTGCTGAACGAAAGTCCAATATGAATTTTTTATCCCTGGATAGACTGCGTGGTAAGCATCGTAAACTATCTTCCCTTCCCTATCCGTTATTCCATAATCGAGAGCGAAGGCTCGATAGCCACGACCATAGCCGAAGGAATGATTTCCACGCTTCCCATCCTGGCGCAGTTCTAATCCTACTTCTTCATAAGGAACATGGTAGCCTAGAATATGCTTGGACATTAGAGAGCCGGTAAGGCGATGAGTGTCTAGGCCATTCTCGAAGGCTTCGATCAGAGGACGAATATTACCGACGTATGCGACCACGCGATTTTCGAACTGACTCATGTCAAGACGATAAATGACATAGCCAGAATCGGCAACGAGAATGCTTAGTAGCTCATGTGGCCAGTTCTGTAAATTCGTGCCTCTTCCAAATATGTTCTCACTACTAGAAATTCTAGAAAACTTTGTTCCAGAAGGATTGAACTGGCATCGGATACGTCCATCAGGGTCGAATTTCTTATCTGTTAGATACGTCGTTAGGCGTTTATTGTGGTGCCTGAGTTCTAGAATCAGCTGAGCTTCAGGAAAACCTTTCCTCGCAATTCTCTTCAGGGCGTCTTCGTCTACTGTAATAGCGTCAGTTTTAGGGTTGATATAAGGAGGTAATCTTTTCTCAATATAAAAGTATTCTTGTAGCTGCTGAGAGCTGTTCAGATTTATCTCTTTCCCCATGAGGGAATATATCTGGTCCTCTAATTCTTCTATCTTCTCCGTAGATATGGCTCGTAGTTCCTTGAGCTTATTATAATCTACCTTTATTCCTCTCTCCATCATGTAGACGAGAGGTTCGATTAGTTTGACTTGTCTCTCATACGCGGCTAGATTTGCTTTCGTTTTCAGTGCGTTGATTTGCTTAGGATGTGCAACTGCACAGCTGATGGAGTCTAGACAGTTGTATTGCCAGCCTTGCTCCCAGGAGCCTGAGCCTTCTAGCCAAATCTTCCCGTCTCTTTTATAATAAGGAAGATTAGTCCACATACTTGTAATGAAGTCTAGACCTTTGGGGAAGTCAGGATAAAGGATGCCCTGTGCGACAAAAGTATCGCGGAGATTGTGGGTAGGAATTCCATATTTGTGAAGAAGAAAGTGAGAATCGAAGACTATGTATTGGCCCCCCTTGCTTACCTTCTCGTCGTGGAGGAGGTAGGAAAGTCCTCGCATGATGGTGGCTTCTTGCTCAGGAGACCAGGTATCACCGCTGGCGTCGATAAAAGGAATACAGAATGCGTAAGCGGTACCGTCTGATTTGTATCCGAGGCTGATACAGGAAAGTTCCTGACTCGAAGTTTCCAGTTCTATATCCCAGTAAATTATATCGCCTCCTAGTCCCCTCTCGTGCATCTCTCTTATTATATCCAGGACGTCATAGTAAGAATGTAATACTTCTGTATGAATTTTCTCCCCGATTATATCGGGAAATTTACTTTCTCTCAATGCTTTCTTTAGATCGAAGCCGACCAAGTACTTGTCAAAGTATGCCTTAGGATTCTTCCGTAATTTTTCCCACGTCCAGTTAGCAGGGTGAAGAGTTGCTAGAACTTTTCTGCCTGGGAGTAGAGTCGATTCTAGGACTGAGCCTCGCCAGGAATGAATGCCCCAGCGCTCGCAGAGTGCCCAGAGAGCAACGTTTCCGCAAACGACTATGACATTAGACGAGCAATCATTCAGCTCTGATTCTAGGTAGTCTAGATAGAACTGGCCTTTCTCAGTCCAGGAAGCAGAAGGAGGCTTTCTCTTAGTTCCCCTAGTACTTACGATATAGTGATCTAAAGAATGGTCAAGGTCTTTGATCACATTTGTGAAGTAGCAGAGACTACTGCTAATCCCAGCGGTGTGAAGACACTCATGGAGATTTTCGCCGGCAGGTCCAACGAATGGACGCTGTTGAACTACTTCTTGATTTCCAGGCTGCTCTCCGACAATTGCGATCGGCGCATTCGGAGAGCCCCAGGAACCAACGAAAGTCGGGCTGAGGCTCATGAGGAGTTTATCCTTTCAGTTTTATATTTAAGACACTTCTTTTATATAGGAAAGGAACGCATCTATGTCTATAAAAGGATTATAGAGACTGTGAAATATGTTCGTGCGTTCTCCTATAATAATTATTTCTCTATTTAGCGCCATTGCTATTCCGAGCTCCGTGTCTTTTCCTCCTCTCGCAGGCTGGTCAGGACCATCGGAAAAGAAAATTAGCACATCACAATTTACCACATCACGCCAGTCCCGAGATGCGTGGTGTTTTGCTACTGACCCTGAGAATCTCTCCTCAACTACTTGTGCATCAATAGCTGCATTGGCAATGTTATGCCATGATGAAACTATCTCGTGTCCTAGTGTTCTTAGTTCTGCTGCGATCTTGTTCATCTCGGCAAAGCGGGAGTATTTTGCTGCAAGATATATTTTCACGGCTTCTCCTTTCCTAGCTGGATGAACCAGTAGCGAGAGAGATCAGGGTAGTGTTCCTTCTTTACAAATCGAGGTAGCTTTTTGTGATCGGTAATTAGGAAGCACTGACCGTGTACAGGCTCAAACTTGTTACCGATCCTGATTGTTACTTCGATTCCTTTAGGCGCCTTCGTGACTTTTCTGATCTTTACTATCATGCTGATTTCTTCCACGGAACACCTCCTGTTCTTTGTTAACATCTCTTAGCATAGCTTCCAGATTGCTATATCTCTCTGGATAGCGAATTCGTAACTTCTCAATATTCTGGTCCATGACGAGATCGAGGGTGTGCCCGATCGCTGTTGTAGCGGTGGCAACGTACCATAAGTGATCTCCTAGCTCCTCCCTTAAATGTGGAATATCTAGGTCTGCTGAGTAGAAAATATATCTCTTTAGCACATCTGCAATCTCGCCCAGTTCTGTCATCATTCCGATTACTGCGTGGAGTAGACGAAGAACTGGTATTGGTTGTAGGTTTTGTCTGATAGCAACGAAGTCTACTTTCTCACTTCGTTCTACCAATTGTTGGTAGTTTCCTGAGTGTGTGGTGAAGTGATGTGGATGTATAGTTATTTCTGCAGACACTAGTTTTTCCTCCTTTGTTTAAAATTTAAACACAGAATGAGCTAAGTGTATTCCCAACCCTGCCCGATCTTCCTGATAAAGTTTCTCCTGTACTCCTCTGAGTTATCAAAGCCGATCGCTGTAGCGCCCATTAGATACGCTGCCCAGAGAGTTACTCCAGAACCTGCTAGTGGAACTAGAATATCGGCACCCTTCCAAGTAAAAGTCTCCAGAAGTTCACTCATTAGACTCAGGGGTCTTTCGGTAGGATGAACTTTCTTACTAGGAAAGACAGGAGGAAAATCGAAGATGTTTGAACGACCAAGCTTCCTAAGCTTCGGTGAGCCTTTTCTAGCATAGAGGCAAGTCTCGTATGCGTGAGCTAGATAAGTGTCTGGTTGGTTAGTTTGTCCTGGTGATCCTCCCTTTTTCCAAATGAGTGGAATAGGACTGCAGACGAAACCTTGTGCAGTTATTGCGTTTAGCACTGTTCCATAGTGCTCATGGCCAAACCACCAGAGAAGCCACGAATTGTCTTCGGCTAAGTTCCAGCAGAGGCTTGATAGGCGACCACAGAACTCGCTATAAGAGCCTCTTTCTACCTCAGTATAGCTACTCATACCCGTTTTTCGAGCTTGTCGGATATTTACCAGGTCGATTCCATAAGGCGGATCGAGTTCTATTAGATCGAATCGAGTATCGGAAGAGAGTAATTTCTCCAGTTCTTCGAATACATCCCCGACTCCATACCAGTCCTTAATCGAATTCTCCTCTTTCTCATCAGTTCCTGGGTCAGATACTTCTAGCATGTGAGATAATCGTCGCATAGTTTTCATCGCGTGAGACTTGTTCTTCATTTTGTCAAGTCCTAGCTCCGGAAACTTTTTCATTGCGTCGGCTAGCTGTTTATCCATTGTTACAGAAGCAGGACTTTTTCCGATAAGTTTTGCAGTGTCACGACTTGAGTGCCCTGGTGCATCAGGAGAACGGGTGACTTTTGTTCCATAGAGGTCTTTCAAAGTCTCATCGAGCTGCGCGATTAGCGCGCACTCTTCAGAGTACAGGAGATTCTTTCTGTGAATGTTTTCGAATAGCTCTAGTGCACGAAGCTCTTTTTCCGAAAGCTCTTCCTCGTATACTCTACACGATACCAGGTCATCTTCGGAGATCGAAAGCTTCTTGCAGGCTTCTAGTCTGCGACCCCCGGCAACAAGTTGATATTCCTGCCCGGTCCAGTGAACAACGATAGGCTGCATCAGGCCGTGCTTCTTGATTGAATCGGCGAGTTTGTCTATATCACCGTAGACCTTGCGAGCACGCTCACCAACTACTATTGAAGAAAGGGGAAGAACTTCCAGTCGACCTAGATTCAGCACTTTATGCCTCCTTCAATTTGTTCATCAGAATAGCTAGTTGCTCAGGAGTCAGGTTCTTTGCGATCTCGAAAACTTTATCAGTAACGTTCGTCCTCTCCTTCTTCCTGGAAGTCTTCATCGGACGTTCTTTCAGAGCCTTCTTCTCCTTCCTTCCAACTGTGCGGCGGCGAAAGCGTATCTGCATTATCAGAGCTATCTGTTGGTCCTCTGAAAGCAGATGGTAGATAGGATTGATTTGGTCTATGGTCATGTAGTTCCTTTGTGTAAAGGTCAGTTACTCTCATGTGCTTAGCCAAGAGCATCATTAGGAGATCAATTCCGAAGCGATCGAGAGCTTCGATCAGGTCGTCGATTAGGACTTGAAAGACTCGCCTCTGGTAGCCACGATCGAGATGACGGCGAAGGCCATTGTACTGGGCCTCAGTGATGTCAACTGTCAGGCGGTGAGTTTTTGTTTCCATATAAGTTAGCTCCTATTCCTAGATTGCGGAAATTTTCTTTAGTCATCTGCTTTCTCCTTTCTCAGTACCTAATTTTATACTCAGGACGGCCGCAGATAAGGCAGTATCTCTTTGCTACAAATGTCCAGTTAGGAAACTTTGAATAACCAAACTTATATGCTTCTTCCCTGGTCGCACAGTACCATGTGTTATCGTACTGGTGCTTGTGGAAACGTTTGATTATCTTAGCTTTTATTAGAGATACTGCCTTAAGTATGGTCATTACGCGTCGGCTCCCTCAAACCACCACCTACGTCCACAGCCGCGGCAGTGATACTCGATGTCTTTGAAGTCTTGACAATCGCAGGGGCGATACCAGACGTTGTCGCTACCACACTTACGACAGACGAACGCTGGATTTTCTAGCTTTGTTGGTTTCCATTCCGTTTTGGCATCTCCTTTTGGATAGATATACGGAAGCGGATTCGTTGAGTCTGTCACCGCAACGTTCCTTTCTTGTGCCACCGGAGTGGGATGCGACGCCAGCAGCCACAGGACACTTGCCATTCGATGTGCCAAAGTAGTTTCATCGGAGTACTCCTTTATTTGAATCTTTCCTACGGCAGCACCTCAATGCTCACAAAGCCTGCTACACCACCGCAGACAGTTCCTGGACCTACCTTTTGATCAAGGTCAAAAACGAGACGGTCAGAAGGATTAATCTGCGTCTTCGCCTTTCCGCCCCTCGTCCTCCAGACTACATCGACAATTTGGCGCAGGCCGGGGAAAGCAATGCCTCGCCCTCGTGAGACGCGTGTGCAGACAACGCGCCGTCTGCCTACGTTGACACGGGTCATCGAACAGTCCCCTTGTTCATTCTCCAGTGCCAATGGCTCTAGATAAGCTGGGTCATATACCAAATCAAACCCCACTTTGTTGAACTTTGCTGGAGGCTGACTCACAATCACTGAAGTACTTACAGATGACCCTAGGGTAGCTATGCTTCCTACAACGAAGATGTTACAGGCTGCTTCAACTGCAGCAACCCAACCGCACAACACTACTACTGTCGCTATAGCCTTTTTCATCGTGAATCTCCTTACATTGTCCAGAGAAACCATATAACCGCCAGTATCGAACCGAACAGAACTAGTTCTTTTATCATTCCTTCCTCCTAATTCGATAGAATATTTTCTCCCTCTCTGTTACCAGAGCTCTGATATACGCATCGACTTGAGGACTTCTCACGTCTATATATGGACCCTCTTCTCCGATATACACGATTTCGTCATAGTTTGCAGGAAAGCCAAAAAGCTCCATCACATCACGGTAAGCAATTATTACTTCCTCATCCGTGACTGAAGGAAACTGGACTATTCCGTAATGATCTGTATTTACTGCATGCCCTCGCTCCACGAGGATGATACCGACAGGTCAGAGATGCACTTTATCATCCTTATCTTTGTAACCAAGTCTCTCCCAGCTGTAATCATCGGCCATCTCTAGCGCTTTTATCTCAGATTGCGATAGTGACATTGTCTATGCTCCTTCTAGTCCCGAGGTACCGAAACGCCAGTACCCCGAGACGATTAGAGGTTAATTATTATCGCCGAACGATAAACTTCTTCACCGAGTTCTGATTGCCGTATTCTTCGGAAGTTTCCGCCCTCAGAATCACCCAGCCCCGACGGCGCGGCCATGCGATGGCAGGATTGAATGGGCCGCTCATCTCAATGCTGAAACACTGGACGAAGTCTCGGAGCTTAAGTCTCGCTTCGTTCAGCTGCTTCGCGTCCATAATACGAGGATTGGGTAGGCGAATGAAGATCGTAACTTCCTTTGAGTATGGCTCATTGACGATCTCGGTGCGAACGCGCCAATACTCTTCCTTATTCTTGTCAACGGCCTTTGTAACAGTGAGGATTTCCAGCTGGCACTCGGTACCGTCAGGCATTGCGTAGGTATCATGCGCGTCGTCCAGTCCCCAGGAAGTAGGATCGAGCATGTCGCCGAGGTCAGTCTCATCGCCTAGAAGAGGATCGGTCGGAGGCCACTCATCTTCGACTGAGTTCCCGTCAGTGTCATCTACTGTATCACCACGGAAGTTCTCTTCGTCTGTCAATCTGCGAGTCCTGTTAGCCATTGACGGCTCCTTTGTTTAAATTTTGAACACAGAGATGGGAAACAGCTATCCAGTCTACTTGCTCTTCTTTGCACCTCCTTCGAATAAAGGTTCTTTATCTCTCGCACTGTCAGCCCAGCCTGCTTTTTTCAGCAGCGCTTTGAAGTCGGCTTTCTCAAACTGCTCAAACCGCCCACGCCCGATGCGAGTGCCAGCTTCGTGGTACTGCCAGCGTGAGGTTAGGATACAGTATTCTAATCCACTTCGATTAGTATCAGTTGGCGGCACGTCACGTGTTAGAGTTATCCAGTGCTCATCGAAGAGCAGGGGAATTAGCACATCGCCTTGCCCAGTGGTCATGTACTTGTAACCGACGAGGCGACGAATTACTTCCTTATTAACTACTCTCTCTTCGTACTCTGGCCGCAGGTGACCTGTCACGATTACATGACAAGGTAAGTTCTGCATCTGGCGTATGCCATTGCGAATGTAAGTTTTCTGCGGAACATAATCGTGATTGCGCCTGGGTGCCTCCCCAGGCATTCCCCCCTTCGCCATGATCGCGTTCATAATAGCATCGGCCCAGGTCGTGCTGCTATCGAGGATATAAGTTCCGATGCTTTCGAAGTACTTTCCACTGAGACGTTGCTTGAAATTCCACTCCCATTTTGTTATCGCGGTTGGGGCGAGAGGGTCCTCCAGTTCATACTGAGTATCTGCGATTATGTCGCCCCGCTCGATTAGATCGACTAGACCTTTGGTACCTCCAGGATCGAATGAGTCGATGTGGACAGGGCGAGGACAGGTTAGAGCTAGTGAAGTCTTACCAGTCTTCGACTCGCCTAGGAGAAGAACCTTCAAATAGCCCTGGGTTTGAGAGCCCTTGTACATCTGGCGAAGCTTTTCTGCTTCTACTCTAGCATCGAGTGGCATAGCTACATTCCTATGAGGCGCAGTATACGCTCTAATGTATCTGCTGTTTGTCTTTGGTGGTAGTTGAATAGTAATATTCTGTTTACTAACGGATATGGTGTGCTATCTGGCTCCGCTCTATCGGTTTTAGGCATACCTTCTGGAAGTATTTCTCTTAGCCGATCCTCTAACACTTCTATCAGATCATACACCAGCATATGTGTTTTTTCTAATTCTGTCAGAGCATCCCACAGGTTTGGCGTTGGCGCTGGCGGTGGTATTTGTTCGATATGATTCATAAGCTATTCCTTTCTGTGTTTAAAATTTAAACAAAGGATTAGATCATTCCGAATCTCTCGGCCAGGCCCAGAATCCAGTCTCTCTGCTTGGGAGTAAAGTATTTCTTCTCACCCTCTATAGCCTCCATCGCGAACCTGTGGAAATTTTCTCCTCCTTTCTCGGTTAGCCCTAGCGCCTCCATCTCTTCCAGGATTTCTAGCAGTTCCTCATCCGAGTATTCCATACTAGTCTTCCTCACTCCTTTCTTTCTTAAGAGCCCGCTCTGCGTTGTACTGCGCTAGTATTCCGTAGCAGATTCCTTTGATAATTCCTGCCTGGGCATTAACGTGCTCTGCTGCGACAGTGCGGCGCATTCCCCGCGTGGTCTCCTGGATTATCGCTGCTGTCTCGAAGATTATCTCTAGTGCTTCGACAACTGACGCTCCTGCTATCTGCTTCCTAGCTTCTGGGCTAATCTCCATCGACATTAGCTCGTCTCCTCGCCTCTTCATTGTATGAGACTTCTAGTGAAGCTTTATCGTACCCCTTTTGATACCCGTCATTATATCCGTCAGTTCTCCCATCTCTTACCCCAGCGACGTAGCCAGCGGTGTGTCCAATACCGTGAACAAACTTCATCATGGTTAATAGTACTTCGATAAAAGTATCTTTCCTCAATGTGATCTCCTTCCTTATCCTTCGCTACCTTTGCTCTTAGGAACCATCGCTGCGTCTCGCCACTCTCCGCACCACTCGTCACTATCTACCTTTGGCCACTCTGTGAGTGGATAGTCGTTTAGTATGACAACTACTGGAGGATATCTTCGACATTCTCCTCCGCTTTGCTTTCCAAAAGAAAAGTATTTGCAGCCACTACACGTTTCCAATACTAATCTCCTCTTTCAATGGAAGGTCGCGGGGGTCGAAGAACTCCTGCTTAAATCCTAGCGGAACAATGTCCGCACGCCGGAGTGGATTCGGCCAGGCTTCGCAGAAGTCCAGGAAGGCACAACCGTAGTACTTCGTACAGCTCTCTGTGTTCTTAGGAAAACATCGGAGAATAACGTCGGAATCCTTGCAGTTCTTCAAGTACTCTACGTCCATGAGGAGCCTCCAGTACCACGTCTGTGCACTGTAGAGGAAATCCTCCATCTTCTCGGGAGTCTTCTCTATTGTCCCTTCCTCGAAGACGTTAGGCTGGGCTTTGTAGAAGAAGTTCTTCCTGATCTTCGCCCCGAGAATACTTTCGGGATTCTCTAGGCAGTAGAGTACGTGAAGGTAGGTCATGATTTGGAGTGACTGGAGATACTCATTCAACCAGTGCGCAGATTTCCTCTGCGCCGTCTTTTCATCGCGAAGGAAAATCTTTCCGCTCTTAACATCGCGAAGGATTGCGTCTAGGCGGACATGAATAGGCATGTTTTCGCCGAGAAGAACAATTCCACCTATTTCAACATGGAGGACTTCGTAGTCGTACTTGTCGGTGGAGTAGTGGCGGAAGTATGCTTCCAGGCCGCGGAGGCCATTCTCGAGGGTCTTTGGCTCGTACAGAGTGTCGAGTTCCTCGGGAATTTCCTCTCGATAGGCACGGGCGAAAATATAGAGCGCTTCTTCTAGGTTTCCGGTTGTCAGCAAGCGCTCGATCGCCATATGCCAGGCCTGACCGAAAACTAAGTGAACATTCGGCCTGTCGTGTGTCCAGCCAAGGATATGACGAAAGAAATACTGGCGTGGACAGTCGAGGTAAGTCTGAAGCTTTGTCGGACTTACCGAGATTTGGGCAGGGTGCTGCCCGATTATGTCGAAGGCCGCTGCTGAGGTCATATCTGCTCTCCTAGAAAAAGAGTTCTTTGACGATAATCGCCTCCGGTGGTCGCAGAGTTTACATGAATTAGCATGTTTACCTGGTCATGTAGCCTTGACATGGCCAGTGCTGCACAAACACAGAATACAGTCATACCGCTGATTAGAAGGAAGTCACCAGGTTCTGACTCCTTCCCAAGCACTTCTTCGCATGCTCTCATCATACCGCCGACATCGAGCTTACCCAACCCTTCATTGGAAATGTACTTGATTTCTCCAAAGCGTTTGGCCTTAGAGATATCGTGGAATGTAGGTCCTGTAACCCAAACAGTTGGTTTCATGCTTTCTCCTCTGGGCGCTAGGCACTGATCGCCACTATTACGAATCTAAGAAACATTGTTCTGAGCAATCATCACAACAGTTGCATGTACTGTTATCTCCATACTTACATTGTGCAAACGAGCATGGATGAGGATTATTCTCCATCTCCTCTTAGTTCCTTCCTAACTCACATATAACCCCATGACAGACTATTTCGTTAAAGGACTTCTCCTGCACTCCTTCTTTCCTTATCAACCCGATTACTGCGGCAGTGGCTATCGTGTGAATATCTCTCGGGTCCCCGTACACAAATAGCCTTGTGATCGTGGTAGTTCCAGCAACACTAAACTCGATTATCCCCGCGTGAATTTTTTCTGGCATTGAGTACCTTTCTGAAAGAAGGAACTCGGGGAGTTCCCCGAGCCCTTCTATCGGGTTATTCTGGCCTAGGCGCTTGCGCGCTGGCGACGAGAGTTCCCAGTCCGCTCGGCAAAGAACGCATTGAGTTCTGCGAGCTTCTCAGGCGACAACTTGTCGAGGTTCTGGAGCAGGTAAGCCACTGGGTCTGGTGGCGGAGTCGCTGCACGAGCTACTTTGTCGCCAGGTTTCCAGTCTGCGAGAAGCGCAGTGATTTCCTCGGCCGATTTGCCCTCTTCGAGCAGGACTCGAGCGCGGGCCTGGACTCGAACTACGAGTTGGCCAAGGAAAGTTTTGAATACGTTTTCGTCACCGTAGCGATTGATCGCGTCGGCGAGATCGTTAGGTAGGTCGAACTGGAAACTGACACCAGGACGAGATTTCTTTCCGTCTTCGCCGACTACAGGAGTACCACTAGAGACTTTGATTGGTTTCACTGGCATTGGATGATCCTTTCAAATTGAGGAATTGAGATTCTGTGTTTAAAATTTAAACATAGTACAGGGCATTGCCCTGTTCGAGAATTAGTCCATAAGTGTCTCCTTAATAAGTTCTTCTATAGCTATTCGCAACACAAACAGTACCGACTCTTCCTGAGGCTCAGGAAATTGTGCTGCAATGGTCCACTTTACCCTGTCCGAATCAGTGTATTCTACTACGATCGCTTTGTTGTCGATTATCTTTGTTTCTGCTCCTTTCTCTCTGCGCTCGAATGAAGAATAGATTTGGAGTTTACTCTTATCTACTTCCATTCCTTTTCCCTTTCCTTCCTCAACCATTCGGCAGCTCTTGCTATTACCTCTGCATGACACGGCTCAGGAGCACACCAGCAGATGAGAGTCGTTTCAGGACCGATTTTCAGCAGAGTTAGTTTCGTTCTCCTATCATGTTCCTGTAGCTTCTGCCACAAGAGTTTTCTAAACTTCTCTATCGCCTCGCTTCTGTCGTCATCGATGAAGGGATTCGCAAGGTAGCTTTTCTCCAGCCCAAACTTCTTTATCCTGGTGCGACCGCAGTAGAACCAATCGTTTCCGAACTCCGACTCTAGTGAATCGAGATGCATGAAGTTCCTGAGATTGATTATCCTGCGATCACTCTGAGTCACTTTGGGTCCTCCGAGAAAAATCCTCGATCTAGTAGAAGCCCGAAAAGTTCTTCCAGCTGATCAGGGGACAAATCTTCTAGTCGAAAAGTCACAGATGCTTTCTGCTTCTTCTGTACTGGTTTTGTAGGTTTAGGTTCTTTCTCCTTCTCTACACTCCTCCCATTGTCCATCGGTCTTGGCTCATTCAGGAGCCAGAGCTGTCGTTCTTTGTGAGCGACCCGGATGTGCTCTTCATGGCATCCCTTGCATCGCCACTCGTTGCAGCAACGATACTTCCTGGCGCGAGAGCAGTCGTGGGAGTAGGTGACGATACGGATGACCCGAGCGAGTTCGGAATCGCCGACTAGTTCTCTCAATTCTTTCAGCTCTTCTTCCATCTGCTTTCTCCTGCGTAGGGGTGCGAGGACACCCCCGAGATATGGTTGAGTTGATTATCCTCTATGCTTCTTTCAGACCTGCCAAGAACCCCTGAAGAAATCCTTCCTTCCACTTCCGTGCATCAGGTCCGACGATGGTAAGGGTCGGTTCGTAACCGCCATCTGGTGTCAGGCGGAGGGCTAGGTTTGAGTCTAAGTATCCTTCCTCGATCGCCTGGGTGAGGCATTTGAGGCCGGTCTGAAGATCGGGAACTATCTGGAAGGCCCACTCGGCGTAGGTGCTTGGAGCTTCCTGAGGTGTTGGCTGAGTATTTAGCATCGCTCCTTCTCGAGGCTTTGCTGTGTCGCGGAGAATATCTTCTAACACCTCACGCAGCACTTGATCCCTCTTTACCGCATACTTGAAATCTCTCGTCGAGAGAATCTCCGTGTACGATTTGCCTTCTTCTATCATATCTAATCTCCTCTAAGATAACTACCAGGAGTACCTGAGCACTCCATCCATTGTGAAGATTATAACACATTTTTGTGGGCATGTCAATGCCTGAAATTATTTTTAGGTCTTTCCTCCTATGTTTAAAATTTGAACAGAGGAGAGAAATCTGTCCTCTCCTCCGTTGGAGTGAATCACTCACGAGGTGCTCAGAGCTCTTAGAACTGCCTCCAAGATCAGGAGACCCGACCAGAGCAGGGTGATTAGCCAGAACTGAATCTTTCTTCTCATCTCAGGCGAGTAATCGTCTGGGAGGAGATACTTTCGCCCCCTTTCTTCTTTCACTGAGTCACCTCTTGCATGATTGCGAGAAGTTGATCAGCGATATATTCATACGTTGCTATCCATGTTGCCTCTGCTAAATCTGCTGTCCCGCCTCCAGCTTCCGTCGCTGCTCGTGCTGCCCAGACTACTGCTCGTAAGGCGAATTCTGGGTATCTTTCCTCATCCTGCGCCGCCCGTAATGCCGCTCGTGCTGCCCACGTCGCAGCGCGTATGGCTCGAGCTTCTAGCGCTACTCCAAGTGCTACCGCTCGTGCGGCCCAGACTGACCACTCCGACTCTACTGCCTGTGCGGTGGCAGCAGCTTCTGTGGCTTCTCGTTTCCAATCGCCTGACATTATGTCATCTCTCTGCCACAGCGCTATAACACGCTCAACGACTGCATGTACGTCTGGAAATCTCGCGTGATCGAATGTATCGAGCACTTTGTTCAGTAGCATAATGGAGAAATGAGCCTTGACTGCTGTGTTAAACTTCTCTGTAGTGAGCCCGACAGGCATAGCACTGATGAACAGTCTCGGCCATTGCTTCATCTTCGATGGAGGTAGCCCCTCGTGGATTACGTCAGCTACCTGGTATAGCCACTCAGGGACGCCAGTCGCTTGGGCCAGCGCCTTGTGTGGAGAGTCGTTAGTGTGAGCCAAACAACCAACGCAGCAACCTTTCTTTCCATCCCAGTACTGCCCCTGCACAATTTCATCATTCAGCTGATGCTGAACAGCGCGAACTACATACAAATTTTTTACTTCTTGTGTCAACATTACTTGATCCTCACTATAATAGCCTTCTTCAGCGGCCGTAGTACCGCCGCAATTGCCCTATCCTGACGCATTGCACACGCTCCGCAAACCTCCTTCTCTACATCTGTCGCGATTCGACACCGAACGATAAGACGCCCGCAAAACGTGTAGAGAACATTGCGAGCAATATAGTACTGGACTTTCTTTCCACTCTTGAATGTTCTAAATTTCTCTGCCATGGAGAAAGCTCCTTTCTCTCAGTCGCTAGAAGTACTCTGTTCTGACTTCCAGGAGCGAGACATTAAAGTAGCCCGAAATTGGTCGGGACTGAGTTCCTCCCTGAAAATATACCTTCGTACTTCCTGCCCAACGAATGTCGTCGCAACCTTTGCGATCAGACAGCTCTCGTTATCTTTCTCCAAAATCAGCCATAGAGAGGAAGTCATTCCTCTCCCTTCCTGTACCTTGCACAGACCGTTGGAGATAAAATTAATCTCGTGGGCCATAGTTGTTCTCCTCTCTCACATCCGATGCGCAATGAACACAGTAAGGTACTTCATCACTTAGAGTCTCGCACTTCCCTGCTATCTTACAGCACAAGGGTGTGTCCCAGGACTCGCATTTCTCACAGAATGGAAACTTCTCCTTTTCCATACCTAGTCTCCGCGTGATAGGATTGACTACTGTTTTGCGTTCAGAAGAACGCTGGAGAATATTGTCAGGGCTTCTTGTACTCCTTAACTATCCTCGAAATCGCTTCCGGCATTGACATACCTTCAATAACCCACAGGTACATCTGGCCGCCTGATACAGAGACTTTCCCTCTCAAATAAACATATCCTTCATGATATTCCACGCTCGCCTCCTCCTGCGGTCCTCCCTCTGTTGGTACTTCTTCGGACAGTAGAACATTTAGGGTACACAGCCCGCTGTCATTTACCCACACTCCATCGAGTGGACCGCCAATACAGAGAATCTTTTGCTTCGCTGGACTATCGTGCATACTAATCTCCTTCGTTTAAAATTTGAACATAGGGGTGGTAGAATCGCCTTGAGAACTTAGTACCTCGTATACGCTCGAATTATTTCCGAGATCACTTCTGCCATTGACATACCTTCAATAACCCAGATCACTATAACATGATCTGAAATGATAAGCTCTTTCCTCCTATAAATATATCGAGTCGGTCCTTTTATCTCCGTTGTCCTTTCGTTTACTCTTCCCTCGCTGTTTGGCTCCATCTTCCAAGCCACCAGCGTATCTCTTCCATTATCCTCCGTCCACCTGCCGTCCATCGGACCACCAATACAGAGGATTCTTGCTGATTCAGGTTTGAGCTTCTCATTCATTCTGCTTCCTCTCACAGGTTCCACTCTTCCGCTTCTTCCCTTGTCAGGAAGAAGTGAATCCCATGCGTACACGCCACCCTGATGTCGTCGTCATAGTAGTCAGGATAGATTATCATCCCATCCTGATAAAGGGTATACATCGCATTCTCGTCGACTATCTTCGAGTGCACCCTCCCGTCTGTGTTGTAAACCTTAATAACTTCCACCTCCTCTGCTCTGCATTTCCTTCCTATCAAACATCCCGTTCGTCTTGCCCACGCCGGGACTTGCATCTCCACCAACGTCCCTCCTTTCTTCCCCCAGACTCTCAGCGAGCCCTCCTGAGGGATTTGGAAGTGTGGCAACTTCGCATTGGTCAGGTTTGCGCCGCTCAAATTCGCACCGGAGAGGATTGCATACCTCAGATCAGCTCCGATCAGCTTCGCGTTCCTCAGACACGCATCTATCAAGATTGCGTATCGAAGGTCAGCGTAGCTTAAGTCCGCTCCACTCAAATCTTTCTGCCTCAGGTCCGCTGATATCAGCACTGCGTACTTCATGTCACTTCCGCTCAAGCCTTTATCACTCGTCTCTTCCATCTTCTTCCTCCTAATTTCCTATCTCATCCAGTATTGAGTCAATGTCTTCCTCCAGTCTCGTCGCATCGAACTCTCGCCCTCCAAGCTTCTCCTCCAGGCTCCTCCTCCTTTCCTCGATTTGTTCTCTGGATAGCGGCTCGCCCTTTATCCCTATCGCCTGCATCTGCCTTTTCGCATCGTTAGCGACCTGCTCCCAATCTCTTCGATTATTCTGTCCAGTACTCAGTCTTTCGTCTATCCTTCTCGCAACTGGGTCTCTCCCATACTCCTCTTCTTGTAAATTGTTGAAATTATACCCTCTTACCTGTCCGATACTAAAATCGCACGCATCGAGGAACTCATTCGCCTCGCTTTGTGTTATCTCAGTTCCCTGCGCTGCAATTATATCTATGCAGATTCGCACTACTTCACTAAGCGACATCCTCCCAGGGACAAAAAGTCCTTGCCCTTGCAGCCATCGTGCTGCCTGCGCTAGAGTTACAGAGCTTGTCCTTACACTTTGTACTAAGTCGTTCTTCCTTCCTCTGCGTGGCATTCCTCCCCTCATATTCCTTCTCCTTTCTCAAATTCTACATGAAGCCCTATGAGTGGATCATCAACGGTCGTGTATTCTAGCTCTCTGGCCACAGCTCGACACTCTGCGTTCCCATTTCTCCCTGGTCTCCTATTAGATAAATATACTATCTCTCCTATCTCCAAGTCCTCCAACGCTGCATACTTTTCTTCAAGATACTTGCTCCGCTGAACTGCAATAATTCTCGCTCTCTTGCCCATTTTTGGCGTTCCTTATTCTTTTCTTCCTGGACTTTCATTCAGTTTCCATCGCTGAGACGTCCTGGGCGCCCCGCGTGTCCATTGTAATCATATCACACAATGCATCCAATGTCAATACCTGTAATCATTTCGCCTACCTCGTAACGTAGGCACTGTACGTACCTTTCAGTTGCCAGGGTATCCTATCTCTGTCCCACCCTTTTCAACTTCCTTTCTTCCAGCTTTCCTTTCCTCCTTCACTTCTTCCCACATTCTTTCCTCTTTCTATTTAAAAAATTTTTTTACATAGAGAGAAAAAGAGGTGGGAAAATGTTGGAAGGAAAAAGAGGAGAGGAAAATGAGTGGAAAATGTTGGCATACATCTATGGTACCCCGGCAATCGTTAGATACACACAATACCTACAATACATTGATTACAATGTAATTGAAATCTTTCCATGGATATTTGATTACCTTCCTTTCCTCTAGGGAAAACCCAAACCCCTTTTTCTCCTTCCTTCGTTTAAAAAATAAACAAAGGGGGAAGATTGCTCCTCCCCCTCTGCTCGATCAAATTCCTTGATTTGCTGCAGCGTCAAAAACCTTGCTGAAGAACTCCCTGAATGTCTGATGCGTTGCAGGTGCATTCTCAACACATGAGAGAATCATCTGCCCGTGATCTTCCAAAATCCAAGCAAGTGTTGCCATCTCAGACAGAGAAAGCTCTGTTGTCCCCGCGCTCAAATCTACAACCATCTCTTCTCCTTTTTTGGGAGGAAGGAAGCACGAGCTTCCCTCCCCTCCTTCGTTTAAATTTTAAACATAGTCCCAGCCCTGAGGGCGTGCTTTCATCTCCTCCTTTTCCAGCTCTGTCTGCACTTCCATAATCTGCTTGGCACAGTCGAGCGCGCAAGGCCAGCAGAGATAAACCCCAGGCACGATCTGGTAGAAGTGGTCGCAGGTCGCGACCGCGGCCCGACAGATTCTACAATGGCCCTGGAATATTTTCCTCTTCATTCTTCCCCCCTTTGTTCAAATTTTAAACAGAGGAAGGAAGGGCTAGGTCGCCCTCCCCTCAGTCCTTTCGTCTACTTTCCGTCCAGGAGCTTACGCATCGCAGCCTTCTGCTCCGCGGTAAGCTCTGTCTTCCCAGTCAGCACCATTTCGAGCGCCTTATCTACAGTCAGAGCTTGCTTCTCCAACCTCACGCCAGGCTTCCATTCCGCCAAGGTCGCCTGAATCTCCGCGGCTGTCTTTCCTTCCTCCATCATCGGCCGCATCAAGGCCTGAACCATGATGCGAACCTGTTTCATAAATATCCCGAAAACGACCGCCTCGCCCGCCCATTTCAGGGCGTCCGCCAGGTTTTCAGGCAATCTCAATTCGATCGTGGCGTTGAGGGTCGCAACCCTCTTCTCCACACCATCGACCATCTTCTTCACGAACCCTGCCTGCGCGGGAATCTTCTGGAGTTTCATGGGACACCTCCCCCAGTCTATTGTAAAGAACATCTGGACGCTTGTCCAGCTGGGCAGCCTCGCCGCCCTTTCACCATTCAATATACCCCTTTTGTCCAGAATGTCAAGACCCAATCGGGCATGCTGCTCGTTTCCTTCCCCAAGCTTTCTCACCAGGGGGCCTTGGGGGGTCTGGGTCGCGCGCGGGAGGGGAGAGCACTCCCTACCATCCGTCCGATTTTTTCCTTCCCACATTAGTGTGTGCATGCAATAAGGTTGCACGAAGAAACATTAATGTGGGCCTTGACATGGGCGAGGCTTGGTGATATAATCAAGGGGATTGAAAGGAAGAGCGAAGGTGGAGGCCGCGCTCAGCGATCGGGAGGAGGGGAGATGGAGGAGAGAAGGGACAGGCGGTTTAAGGAGCCGGGGATGCCTCGGCAGTGGGAGACGAAGCAGCTGTGGGACCATCATAAGGAGATTCTCCGGCGCCTGGCGATGGGGCAGAGGAGCGAGTCGATAGCGGCGGACCTGGGGATTACGACTCAGACGGTGAGCAATACCAGGAATTCTGCCCTAGGGCGAGCGAAGGTGACAGAGCTGCAGAGTGCCCGAGACGCGGAGGCGACCGAGATTGCGAAGAGGATTGAAGAGTTCGCCCCTGTGTGCCTGGATTTGCTAGAAGATGTTATTCAGGGTAGAGCGATGAGGACTGGAAGGGGTGAGCCGATTGATATGCCGATGAGTTCTAGAGTTCGGGTCGCTGAGAGGCACTTGAGCCGCGCTGGACATGGGGAGATAAAGAGGCGGTTTAGCGTGACAAAGCGGCTGACTGACGAAGAGATCGAAGGGATTAAGTCGAGATCAGTCGCAGCAATGAAAGAAGCTGGGGTGATAAACGCCCAGTTTGAGAGGATTGAGGAATAAGCGCGCCAGTGTTCTCCCGAACACAAAACAGCTATCGAGGATATCAGAGCTATGGAGTTTTACATGCCTGAAACAAGGGTTGACGAGCAGCTTAGGCTAGCACAAGAATCACTCAGGGCATTGGCTGAATGGCTGGAGTGGGTGGGGAAAGAGCTGGCGAAGAATAGCTCAAATAACTCATCAGTGTCTTCCCAGACACAGGACGGCTGTCAGGTGCGCAGTTCGGAGAGACATCATGACTAATTTATTGTCGTGGCTAATCGGTGTTCCTCATATTCTGGCTCTGGCGTGGATCGTGTGTGTAGCGTTGCGCCTGCGAGCTGAGAGGAAGAGAGGAGGAAGATTTTGACTAAAGCGTGGCAGTGGCTCGTTGTGATCCCTCCAGCTCTGCTCGTGGTAGGCATTATCTACCTGGTAGTGGTGAGATGGGTAGGAAGGTGGGGCGGGAGATTACCACGATGACTAAGTGGTTTGAGCGACTTTTTGATCGTCTTGGCATTGACACTCTGCATGAGTTCATGCTGCCCTCACTCAGTTTTCTCATCTTCTGGTTCTACGTAGCAGTTTGCATTTATATTTTCCAACTCGACGCGATCAAGCCCGAGCACATGATCATCTTTGGATCGGCGAGTGCAATGGTAGGTATTGTTATCGGCTACTGGTTCAAGGCAGACTCAGTCATTGCGAGTAAGAAGAACGAGGTAGAGAAAGAGGAGTAACATGTGCCACCTGAAACGTTACCTCTCTGGTTATATACTCTACGCGCTATTCTTGGCGTGCTCGCTGCTATTGCTCTGTGTTACGGCTGGTACAAGGGTGTGCAGTTTCTTCAGCGGAGGAAAGGGAAGAAGGTGTTTCAAATACCGTGGCTGAGTCGGTGGATCGGTTAGTACCTTATGGAGAAGCTAATCCTTGATCATACTTGCAATTATATGTGTGCTGCTTCCTGTCACGTCGATGTCGTTCCAGCAGAAGAGTGGTTAGATGAGTCAACTATAATGCAACATAGATCGATTAAGTTTATTGAAAATACCTACGAAATACATATTCTCAGATTTCAAAGAGCTCGCGAAATGACGATAGAAGCAGATACGAAATGGGGTATAAGAACACATTTTGATGACGAAGGGAATATAGTAGATTCAAATGAGTTAGTCGATATAAGTCGTATCTCCTGGTGGCTGATGTTTTTTGAGTTCGTAAATTAGGAATATTTCAATGCTATGTTCAAATTTTAAACATAGTCAACGTTTTCCCAAACGCAAAACGGCTGTCATTCCTTCGCTCATACCTTCACTAGTTCTCTTGCTCATTGTTCTGCTCGCAGCCAGCGTCGCGGCGATGGACCTGAAGACGCGGACGCGGACAGGGGTGACGACAGGCAACCTTCTCTGTGCCAACGGTACGTTGCTCTGCGATTATCAGGTAGATGATAATTTCCTAAACCTTCTCGATGGCTTCTCCTACCGTGGCCCAGTTCAGGCCCTTGCCGCGGCTAATCAGGTCAACCCTGAAGGTGCTAGAGTAATCCCTCTAGTCGGAATAGGCGGTGCGGTTCAGCTCACTTCTAATCCACAAATTCTACCACCTCTTCTGACGAACTCAAACCTAATCAGAGAAATAATTCTTCTAGGTACTTCTGACGTCAACACTGTTACTTTCAGCGACGGTAACGGCTTGGACCTCGAGGGACCTTGGGTTGGAAACAACTCTTCTGCGCTAGCTCTTCACTGGACAGGCTCATTGTGGAAGGAAAATTCTAGACGCCTTCCTAGCAGTGGCGCAGGTGCCGATGATCAAATCGCCTCCGAGGTTCCTTTCACTCCTGCCGCTACAATCTCAGCTATCAATGTTCAGCTCGGTTTGGAAGAACTCTCTGCAGAGAAAGCAGAAGCGTCCGCTCTTAGCGCGCACACAAGTGCAACTACCAGCGTTCATGGAATCGCCAATACAGCGGCATTACTATCTCGTGGCTCTCTAACGGATACAAAGCTTTGCACGTACGATCTAGCTGCGGACGAGATCGATTGTATCTCTGATCCTTCCGCCGTTGGTCCAGATTCTATCGGAACTAGTGAACTCGACGACGGCGGTGATACTCCTGGGAGCGGCGAGTATCTCCGTGCTGATACTGTCGATCAGGCAGGTATCGAGTATCGTACCGCTGCGGAGACTCGTGCGGACATTGGAGCGGACAATGCTAGTAATCTTATATCAGGCACTATCCCTGCTGCTCGTATAGGTAGTACCTCTATTGATAATACTAAAATGGCTGCTATGTCACAGAATGTTATAAAAGGTCGTATCTCGACCGGCTCAGGTAATCCAGAAGACCTTAGTGCAGCACAAACTCGAACTATAATCCTCTCCGTTCCATTTGACCTACTAGACCCAGGACCGACCAATGTAATCCCTGCTTGGGATGATGTAGAGAACGAAGTTGATTGGCTCAGTCCTTCCTCCTATCGCAGTCTTACTGGTTCTGACAACGCATCTAATCTTACTTCAGGTACTCTTCCTGGTGATCGTATAGGAGCTAGCTCTATTGTTAATTCTAAGCTAGCCAATATGAATGAAGGCACTATTAAATGTAGAAATTCTTCTGGCGCTGGCAGTCCCGAAGATTGCACACCTACTCAAGTAGCAGCAAGGATTGCGCCTGTACTTCCTGCTAATACTATCGACGCTTTAACTGACATTGCGACGGCACTTCGCACCGGCTCGCAAGGAATATTAACCTTACTTTGTAGCGCAACGACTGCTGACCCTACCGTTGACGATGACAGTGGCGATGGGTATGCGGTTGGCTGTCTGTGGGTCAACACCACGACAGGGAAAACATTTATTGCTCGCGATGTGAGCGTGGGCACAGCGGATTGGGTCGCTCTGGGGCCAACGGTTATCACTGCAGCAACGCAATATGATGGCAACAGTAACGCCGATTTTGCCATACATGGAACACTCTTTAAGAACACCTCGCAAGTTGTTGATGACGATACAGATACTATAGACCCTGGCACCGTCATCTATGCGTACCACATTCACACGCTCAATACAGGGAGTGCCGGGGCTGTCAACTTGGTGTCTGACCCACAGATCACCAATGGCACCAATGGCCAAATGGTCTGGTTTTGCGGGGACTCTGACACCAACTATCCCATCCTAGAAGATGGGGATGGGTTGGTCTTACGTTCAGCGATTAATCTTCAAGACCAAATCTGTCTTGAAGCTCAGTACATTACGGGCACAGGATGGATTGAGCGTGATCGAACCCCGACAGCGACCATCGGGGGTACAGACACCCAGGTTGTCTTTATTGATGGAACCACGCCAAAAGGTAATAGCGGGTTGACATTTAACAAGACAACTAAGGTGCTCACAGCGACCGGAGGCTTTGTCTCGTCGTGCGATGCAGCTACTCAGGAGTGTGGACCCTATGTCGGCGGGTCGGTCGAGACGGCTGACCCAGTAGATACGACAGATTCAGGCACAGGCACAGTGATTCTTCGTGCTGGTGTCGGTTTACAGTCGCGTGAGGGCAATGGGCCTGTCGTGACCGCTGTGTCGAATCTCGGCGGCGCGATTCTCTCAGGGACGGGGCCAACGGTTAATGCCGCCGGTGAGATAGCCGTTGACACGTCCGCTGACCAACTTGTTTATTATGGCTCTGCCGAGCAGGTCATTAGCGCAGTAAAAACAGCAGATATCATGATTGAATCCCCGGTATCTGGTCAGACGAGGATGTTTTTTAAGCATCCACGAGCCATTACAATTGATTCGATGAACTGTATATCAGAAGACGCAACAAGTGCAGTAATGACGCTGCAAGAATGCGATGCTGATGGCAATAGTTGTGGAACAGTAGAAGCGATCACCTGTGCAACGACAAACACTAATGACAATGGGATTGATGATGCTTCCATAGCGGCTGGAGCGAGGCTTCGCATACTGATGGGAACAGTCACGGGCACACCAGGACACGTCCATGTGCATTTTAACTATAAGGAGACACGACAATAATGAAAAAGCTCTGGCTTGTTGTCCTTGCGTTGTCTCTGCATACAGGCGTATATGCTCAAACGCTGTTGCTCTGCCCCTATGAACGCATGGACGATGTGGCTGGGGTTGGGCGACAGCTTACACTAAACCGTCTTGCTCCGCTCGATGTACAGGAACGTGAGGTCGAGGGGAATCAAGCAGTTGTTGTCCTAAGAGCCAGATCGGAAATCATCACGCAGGTTCTTAGTGCACCCTATAATTGTAGTCTTATTGATCGGGCCACCGCACGCATGCATATAAGCAACGGGCGGCTTAAGCCTCGATACAATGCCAGTACCGATACAATTGAGTTTCCTGTTCCTGCTGCCGGGGGAATGCGCATAACCTATGGTAATCCAGAACGGGAAATTCAAAAGCTAGAAGAAACGAGAGTGCGTGGGCAGCAATCTCTGTTGTATCGCGTGCTGCATCGAGTCATTGCTTGGATAACTCCGACGAACGCTCTTGCCCAGATTATAAATAGCGTGCTCGATGATTTTAACCGTGCGAATGAGAATCCGTTAGATGGCGCAACAGATGTTGAATGGACAGGGCCTGTCAGAGCGTCAGAAACTCCGCAAATGCAGATTGTCAGCGATGATGTCTTTCGCGCGACGGGGAGTGGAAATGGGTCAAGCTACTGGACTGTTTCAACCTTTGCGAATCCAGAAGTGTTTAGTACAACTGCCGATGCAACAGGGAATACCAATGAGAATCATATCTGGTGGATCGTGTACGCCGGGGTGGGGACATCTGGGGCAGACGGCTATGCATTAATCGTGACGCAAGCGGCAACGGATACCTGGTCACTCAGGCGTATGGACGATGACACGACGCTGACAACGCTGGGGACAAACCAAAACCAAAATATTGCTGCGGGCAATATCGTCAGATTGGCTCACAGTGCTGCTGGCCCAGTTGCACAACTCTGTACCCCCACGTGTGCAAACGTTCATACCCACACGGATGTTACATATACAGGAAGCGCGCATATCGGTATAGGCATGAACAATGCCAATATGACCCATGACGACTTTGGGGGCGGGGCAGCAAGGAGAGGGATATGGGTCGTGCAGTAGGCTTACTTCTCGTGCTGCTGGTTGTTCATTCTTACGGAAGAGCTGCCGATTTATATTATGATTCCGTGGCAGGGAGCGATGGAAACCCGTGTACGCTGGCTGAGCCGTGCCAGACGTATACAAAATTAAGCGCAGATTTTGCTGCTGCCACGTGCGGGGATGCGTTGTTTCTCAAACGTGGTTCTACCTGGACAGCAAGTACCAGCTCCCATGGGTTGAATCGTTCTGATCTTGCCTGTACATCAGACAACAGGCTCACTGTTCAGGCATATAGTACCGGAGACAGGCCCATCCTCAACAACAGTGCAAGCGGCCTGGCTAATGTGTTGGGGTTATTTAATGTGTCCTGGGTAGATGTATCGGGCCTTCACTTGATAGGAAAAACACGGAACCTCCTGGTTGGTGGAGGAAGTAATATTACTTTTGATGACATGGAGCTGGAGGACGCTGTACAAGAGTGCGTACACTTCCGCCGCAGAACCACCAATGCGGCCAGCACTATTGCAGAAAACATCACGTTGACCGACTCCATTATCCATGATTGCGTGGATGGGGAGTTGGTTTATATAGGAGTAGACCCTGCACAGAACGGCGGGGTACCGGACACCTCAAAAAATATCACGATATCCAACAATGAACTGTATGGGGGGATACGTGAATGCATTGAGATGAAAAGTGGTACGCAGAACGTGACGGTTGAGTATAACTATATTCACGATACAACCAGGTCCTCTGCACAGAACGGGTGTCTTTTTTCATCTCGGGCGAGTGGCATTCCTGCGGGAAATCATATCATTCGGAGGAACATAATTAGCCGCAGTGCAGGAACGGGCGGGTACGCTATTCGCATTCGCAACGATGCAACGATTACAGAAAATATCATCATTGACAGTTCACAACATGGCATCTTGATGGAAGACCCGAACAACCTAGACTATGTGAGAGTTGTGCAGAATAACACGCTGTACAGCAATGCTGGCACAGGGGTGAGCCATGTGGCAGGGGATAATGACACGATAACAGGCAACATCGCCTGGGCCAATGGCTCGGGGAATGATGCCAGCGACCCATTATTTGTAAGTGCAACCGACAATGGGGCGGACGATGACAACTTGCGGTTGCAGGCAGGGTCTCCTGTCCCCACAAATGGGGCGCTGGTCTTTATGAGCATGGGAACGTTTACGATTGCGGGCAGTGGGACATCTGTTGTCCTGACAACAGTTCCTAAAGTGTCTCCTATCCTGGACTGTAGCGCGCAAGGAACAGCGCTGACCCTGACATGCTCTGGGTCTGGAACGGTGCAGAGTAGCGTATGCAGTGCATCAGGAACTGATGTGACTTTTGGACTACCGTCTGCTATTCAACAGGGAGAAACCTGTACAGCAGACCTCACTGCCACAGTATTGCTTGACAGTGCTAATATCGGGGGAACAGCATTTACTGGTGTGAAGAACGGGACAAACTTTGTCCTTGATGATCAAGCCATGGCAAATGGTTCGACGCAAGGAGAGACTGCTGAGAATCTACTGACCTTGAGTAATCATGTAGATGACAGCGATAACTTTCATACTCCTAGTCGAGGGTGGGAAAACTTGCTTGACCCGTTGCCCATCGCAGACGAAACAGACTCTGCATATACACAGGAAACGACTTTTTTTGTGGAGCATTGTGCGGAAACTGGGACATGGGATGTGGGCAACTTGCAGGTATATCCCGATGACGATGGGAATGCCGTATGCTTGACGCTCGATGTTCAGACACGGACAGAGATAGCTGGAGCGTTGACGTTGCAAGTGGATGATGCGAATTGCAACTTTGACAGACTTAATCCCCAAACCTATGCTATTGATGAATTGGGCATTAAGTGTGTCAAAATCACCTACACAGGGAATGTGTCTGGAGGTGTACAGGTGTCTCGTCATAGCCTGTTTAGAACGCCACAGGTGCTACCTTCTCCTGGCCCACGCTTGGTAACTATGCGTGGTGGTACTATGCGCGGTGGGTGTGTGGGAGGATGTTGAGTAAGTTAATAGAGATGCTTATAGAAAGTGGTGGGAAGGGAATAGGAATTTTAATAATAGTCAGCCTTGTTAATTTTGGTATTGGCACATGGGCTTACTTAGAGATTACGAAGATTAATATAGAGAATGCACAGGAGGAGTATCTAATTGATGTCATAAAGGAACTTAAAAAAGCTGAGATGCATCATCAGGAACAGATCAATGCCTTGAGGGATAGAGTCAGAGAACTGGAGATAAGGTTTGCTTTTAAAGGCATTCATCTCCCTGAGTTTTAACAGGAGGGGTACATAGTGGCTGTTGTGAATATCCTTGTTGAGAGTAATATTTTTTGTGATATTGCAGATGAGATTAATCTGTATGTTGATGATTTGAGAAATCGGGGATATGATATAAAGATATACCCTATACGAAGAAATATGAGTGTTGCAGATATGAAAGAGTGGTTACGTGACCACTACCCTTTTGACGGGTTAGTGTTAGTTGGGAATATAGTTGCTCCCTGGTTTAAGATCGAAGCTGAAACATTTCCGTGTGATTTGTTTTATATGATGCCAATGAGTGATTGGATTGATGTAGATGGAGATGGTATTTTCGAGAGGGTTGAGAATGAGCAGGTGACTAATTGGGTTGGAAGGATTAAGGTTCCTACTACCGTAAATGAAAGTGGTATGTTGAATGATTACTTCAAGAGAGTGAGGGAGTATAGAATAACTCAGAGATTGCGTAATGCGGTAAGCTTTGTTGATGATGACTGGAGTTATTTAACTGACTATGGGTTGTCGTTTGCTTTTGATGATGTTAGGATTATAAATAATGTTAGTGAAAGCACTCTTGAGACATATAAGGAGGTGCTGAAAGCTCCAACTCAGTGGCTACATGCATCAATCCACTCTACACCTTCTTCGCATGTTATCAGAGAGGCTAAGGGGAATGTATATCTACGGTATGACTATTTGAGAGATAATCCTTCACAGGTACGATTTTATGAGGTGTTTGGGTGTAATGCTGGACGGTTTACGAGTGGGAATTATATTGCAGGGTGGTATATGTTTGATGCATTAGGAATTGGAAGGTGTAAGGGGTTAGGAGGTATTTTTAGTACAAAGATTGGAGGGATGTTCTTTCCTGAGAGGTTTTATAGACTACTTCCAGGAAAGACTTTAGGGGATGCGTATCTAGAATGGTGGAAGGGATTTACAAATCATAGTGCTAGTATGCGAACATGGACGTATGGGTTAGTGCTGTTAGGTGACCCAACGTTGCTTTGTAGCTAGAGATGAGGCTCCGAGGTGGAAGAGGGAAAAAGGCTCTGCAATGTAAAGGATCGGATGCAGAAGGTTAAACATGGAAGTGTGATGTTTAGAAACAGATTATCGAAAGCTATTGAGAAATGGTTTGCGGAGCATCCGGGGGCGACAGTACTGAGTATTGCAGGGATGATTATTATTCCTTTGGTATTGTTCATCTTTAATAATTCTTCTGCTGATATGGGCGAACTAAAAAAAGTCTCAGCGTTGCATACGCAAATACTGTTTGAAATAAAGCTTTTATCTGGTCAGACTTCAGAAAAGGTTGAGAATTTTAGATTCACTATTATGGAGCTGCAAACATTATATCGAGAACATGAGATGAGACTTATTGAAGTTGAAAAAGATAACATTGTTATAAGGACAATATTAGAGGAGCGAGTACCTAGAGCTGAGGTAAGATAGGCGCAATAATTCCTTTGTTTAAAATTTAAACAATGGAGAATATATGAGCTTGGTAATTCCTGAGCTACGCGATACTCTTTCACTCTGCTATCAAAGCACAGGGGTATTTGGAAAGACTTTTGATCCTGAGGCATTTCCTACGCAGTTCGAGGACTTGCACAGAGACATACTCAGAGTTATTGACTCTCCTTCGAAGAAGAAAGCTATAGCAGCACCTAGAGGAACAGGGAAAACTACTATCATCCGTCAACTGTGTAAAAAAGCTATATTATTTCACGAGTGTAAATTCATTGTCTACGTTATGAATGAGCATGACATTGCCGCTATGCAAACAGAGGCAATAAAACGTGATCTTCTGACTAATCCAGAGATAAAGAAGATTTTTGGTTCTATCAGCATAGACACTGATGATCCAGAGTTTGATGAAACCTTTTCCAAAAAAGCTTGGGCAGCCTGGGGAGATATACTAGTGCTTCCTCGTGGAGCACATCAGCAAATCCGAGGTCTGATATATAAGAATCACAGGCCAGGATTGATAGTCATTGATGACTTGGAAAAGAAAGAGCTTTTAGAAAATCCTGAAAATAGAAAGAAGCTAAAGAACTGGTACCGTTCTGACTTAGAAAAGTGCATAGATCGTTATTCAAACGATTGGAGAATAGTCTACATTGACACAGTAAAACATAGTGATAGTCTAATGGAAGACCTCCTCGCTGATCCTGATTATGAGTCCGTCAGATTAGAGCTGTGTGATGACTCCCTACATAGCAATGTTCCTGCGATGTTTTCTGACAACGAAATAAAGGCTGAGTATGAATCTCACAGGAATCGTGGCGAGCTCGATATCTTCTATATGGAATATCGTAATCAGCCAATTGCAGCAGAAGATAGAGGATTTAAGCAAGATTATTTCAAATACTACGAAGAAAGCGAAATTGACAAGAAAAACATTGAGTCCTTCATCATCGGCGATCCCGCAAAGACTGTCAACATGCGTTCTGCAGATAGCGCTGTTGCGTGTATCGGCATAGATTATACTAAAGGTTGTGTATACGTTCGTGATCTAGTCTGTGAGAAAATGCATCCTGACGAGTTCTACGAAACTATCTTCTCTATGCGACGTCGAATGGGCGCACGCGTGGTGGGAATTGAAGTAACAGGCCTAGACGAGTTTATTCGCCAACCTTTCATGAACGAAATGGTAAAGAGAAAAGAAGTCTTCGACATAGTCTGGCTGAAGGCCCGAGCAGGTACTGAGGATGAAAAAGGAAAAGTTAAAAGAATTGGCTCGCTTGTCCCTTATTATCGCCTTGGCTATATGTATCATAATAGGGGCTGTTGTACAAAGCTGGAAAATCAGCTCATTCCGTGGCCGCGCGGAAAGTTAGTCGATGCTGCCGACTGTGTTGCATACTTCATCGAACTGACGGAAATTGGAGAACGCTTCTTCAATGGCTCTGTCAATGACGATCAGCAAGAGCATCCAGAAGATGACGAGGAAATATACGCAAGTATTGACTACGATGAACCACTAGATGGCTGGCAGGTGATATAACGACTATGGCAACTAGGAAAACATACGTAGGCCCTATCGGTCCTCTCCTTCATGATGATCTACTTCCTATCGACGATGTGGATGGAGAGTTTCCTGGACAAGACAGAAGAGGTATAGTCACAAATTGCGGTATCGTCTGCGCTGGCTTGAACGTAGATGGAGCAGATATATCTCCTAGTATGCAGCACGATCAGAACACTGACACTATTCTGGACGATGGTGGTGCTAACGAAGTCAGCGCGGCAGAAATTCGTTCTCATATTGATCAGCCTCTGGTGCCAGTAGGTGGTCTTCCAACTCCTACAGCTGGGCTTCGTGGTGCGATAGTCGTCTTAGATCAGGGTGCAGGAGTTGAGGACGAAGTATACATCTGTGTCAAATCTGCGGCTGATACTTACGAGTGGGTACTCATAGTTGCGGGGACTCCATAATGCCAGCTACAATCGGAGCGGGAACAAGTAACGGTATCTATTCTCCTAGAAAGAAGTTCGACTACCATTATCCAGAGGGTCTCGATCTCTACCCTCATAGCCAGCAGCATCAAAAACTTCTTTCTCATATTCTACAACGGGCTATTGCTAGCGATTCAGTAATGAGTCCTCGGAGAAGAGAGTGGAATGAGGTAGACGAGAAACTCACTGCGTACATTCCACTAAACGAAAAAGAACGATTAATAAAAGACAAGGATAGACGAAAGCCGGTATCTATCGTATTTCCTTACTCCTTCGCAATTATGGAAACAGTCCTGGCATACATGGTAGCGGCTTTTCTTCCCGAGCCAATATTCCGCTATGAAGGCGTCAGCCCGGATGATATAGTCGGAGCGGCTCTCATGGAGCGCCTGATAAACAAACAGTGCAATTACTTCAAAGTCCCGATCGCCCTACACACATTCTTCCGTGATGCTTGTGTATACGGATTCGGCGCGGTATCTCCTACTTGGGAAGAGCGCCGCGGTAACAAAATGGTAAATCAACCAATAGAATCATTTGATGCATTTGGTAATTCTAGTACTTCAGGAACTGAAAGAATTCGCCTAGAGAATCAGCTTTTGTTCGAAGGTAATTCTCTAGAGTCAGTCGATCCTTATCGCTACCTTCCTGATCCAAATGTCGCAATTCAGAATGTGCAAAAAGGCGAGTTCGTAGCCTGGGTTGATTCAACGAACCAGTTGAATCTTCTAGAAGAAGAACAGTATGATGAAGAACTCTTCAACGTCAAGTACATCGGGACAGAGCACAAGAACTCTAAAATAACTGCGTATGATTATTCGAGACGTACATTCAGAACAGATGGAGGAGTAGGACGAAGAGCGGGTGACACACTGACTCACGTAACTCAACCTGTTGACCTTCTTCATATGTACGCGAAGATAGTCCCAGCCAGCTGGGACATGGGATCGTCTAAGCGACCTGAACGCTGGCTTTTCACAGTAGCACAGGATGCTGTGATAATTAGGGCAAAGAGACTCGACTTCAACCACGGGCTTTTTCCTATCTGCGTAACAGCGCCTGATTTCGATGGTCATTCGCCTATTGCATATTCGCGCCTGGAAATTCTTTCTGGAATGCAGACTGTTATTGACTGGTTATTCAACTCACATATTGCAAACGTGAGAAAGGCAGTCAATGACAAACTCATCGTTGATCCGTTTATGGTAAACGTAAAAGACCTAGTCAGTGATGAGCCTGGTGGGCTTATTCGTCTTCGCCGACCTGCATTCGGAAAAGGTGTTAAAGACTATATCATGCAGCTGGGAATAACCGATATCACTCGCGCGAATATTCAAGACGTTCTGTTCATCATCCAGTACATGCAGCAGATTGGTGGCACTGACAATGCCGTCATGGGTTCTCTACGTCGTGGAGGACCTGAACGACTAAGCGCTAGAGAATTTCAAGGCACAGCACAGGGCGCAGTCAGTCGTATGGAGAGAATAGCTAAAATCGTTGGCTGGCAAGGGATGCAGGATATCGGCTATATGTTTGCCTGCAATGCTCAGCAGCTGATGACGCAGGAAACATGGGTGCGCGTTCTTGATACCTGGCCTCAGAGAATGCTATCTAATATTGGAGCTCGTGATGGAAGAGCCAGAATAGGACCTAAAGATATTATCGTTGATTACGATCTCTTCGTCCGCGACGGCTCAGTTCCTGGAGGTAATTTTCTCGATACCTGGGTACAGTTATTCCAAACTATTGCTGGAAGTGAAACTCTTCAGCAACGCTTCGATGTCGTTCGTATCTTCAAGCACATCGCGCAAGAATCTGGGGCTAAGAACGTTGATGACTTCGAGCTGCGTCAAGTACCTCCAATTCAAGCCAGCGTCCAGCCTGACGAGGATGTACAAGAGCAGTTTGACAGAGGCGAATTAGTTAGACTTCTAGGGGAGGGAGCATAATGGAAGAGCCATTAGAAGAGGTGCAGTTGAGGAGTACTTATGTACAGTTTAAGGACTTTCTAGAATCTAATATCTGGTTTGATATGAGCGCGCAAATCAGAGACTGGCTGACAACAATTAGGAATCAGCTCGAAGTTTGCGAGTCAGATGAACTGGGCATATTACAAGGAGGTGCAAGGAGGTGTAGAGATTTTCTAAACCTTCCACAGTCTATCGTGGATGCGTTTGAAGAATCATTTGAAATGAAAAAGCATCTAGATTAATCCTTTGTTTAATTTTTAACCATAGGAGGGAGATATGGACAAGGAAAATTTACTGGAACAAGAACTAGCTGATATGCTAGAAGTACAAGGATTCGATCATGCCCAGGAAACGGAAGAGCCGAAAGAGGAAGCGCCAGTACTAGAAGAGCCACCGGCAGAGACACCAGCGGAAGTGAAGAGCGAAGAACCACCGGCAGAAGCTGCTGATGATGAAAAGAAGGAGGAAGAGACTCCCGAGCAATTAATGCAGCATTATCTTTCAGAGATCGATCGCCTGAATGGTCAAGTCCTACAGCTTAGCAAAGGAGCGTCCAAGGAAGCTGAGCCTGCCACAGAGACTCCACCGAAAGAAGATGAGATCGACTTCCTCTCTGATCTTGACATGGATGATGTAGTAGGAGACAGAGCTACACTTAATAAAGTCCTGCGAAGCGTGTATCAAAGAGGACTGAAGGATGCCCAGACTAAATTGCGAGAGTGGACTTTACAGCAGATTCCACAGGCCACTCTTAGCTACGTTAATAACTATATGACTATGAAGGAGAAAGTAGACGAATTTTATTCTAGCAACAAAGATTTGCTACCATTCAGAAAAGTAATGGCTGCTGTTTCCAACGATGTATCTGCAGCGGAGCCAGGCTTGACTATCTCAGAAGTACTGAAGAAATCCGGCGATCGTGTCCGGGCCAGTCTAAAGATCAAGCCTGTAACTCCTAGTGACAACCAAAAGAAGAAGAAGGACCCTGGATTCCCTCGTAGTTCCGGAGCGCGATCAGCTGCTGGTACAACCACTCTCGATCCATTAGCAGCTGAAATAGCTGAAATGAACGATGCTTTGAACTCGTAGAAAGGATTAGTTATGAGCACTATCTCGAGACAAGATCGTATTCTTCAGGAACAGTTGATCGAACTGGGCGAACCAGTTGCTGTAAGCAAGTATCTGTTTGAGAACTGGTCTCGACCATTCGTCATTACCGGCGCTGATGGCTTAGCTCCGGCTGCCACAGGTAAGCATATGATGCTGTGTGGGTCAGGTAATATGTTTACCTACTATCCGATCGTCGGGCAAACTCTTGGCATGGTATGGAACGACCCGGGCCTAAATATTGCAGGTGATCAGAACGCCGATGATGGCTGGGAGCTGATCGCGGGGATGCTCGGTGCCTCGAATCCTTATCGGTTCATCGTCGGTACTGATCCGGCGTTCTTCATGCGAGTCAAGTTCTCTATCGCTGATGTTAGTGGCTCTGACGATTGCTCTGTTGGCTTCCGAAAGCTGGAAGCCCACCAGGCCGCTATCGACAATTACGATGAAATGGCTACTCTCAACGTGATCTCGGGGGCCATTTACACTGAAACTATTAAGAACAACGCCGCAACGGTAGCGACTGACACTACCGAAACCTGGGCAGACTTGGCCACTCACACACTCGAGGTCCGAGTCAGCGCGGCTGGCGTAGTAACTTATCGTGTCGACAATGACGTTCCTGGCACCGTTGTCGCATATTCCTTCGACGCTGGGGAAGTAGTCATCCCGTTCCTTTCCATGCTCCAGGCTACCGACTTGTCTGGCGCAGTAGTAATTCAGGAATTCGAATCCGGCTACCTCACCGAACGTGGTATCGGTGCCAATTCCTGGAAGTAACTTAACATTCAACACTATCCATTTAGGAGAACATCATGGCTTTTCTAGGACTTCGTGGGACCGGTGATTGGGCAGTAGATGAGAGGCCGAAAAACTGGCGGGAACAGATACTGTATCTGTACCCTAATGGTCGTGCTCCTCTCACCGCAATATTGTCGATGCTCAAGAGCGAGAGTACAGACGATCCAGAATTCAACTGGTGGACAAAAACTCTTGCTTCTCGCCGCCTGACAATCACCGGGGTATACACCGACTCCGCTCTTCTCAACGCTTATGTCAGTGGCGCTGTCAAGAGTGACGTTCTGTATCTCAAGGGCGCTCAGGCAGAAGTCGGAGAGTTTGTCGAAGGCAAGCAAGTACTCATTCGCCACGACACTAATGCGACCCTGGATACTTCAGGCAAAGTTATTCAGGTGGCAAAGGCGGGAGCCAGTTCCTTCATCGGTGTGCGGCTTCTCGAAGCAGACGACAATGGTGTAGGTGTCGATCTCAGCGATGCTAATGCGGCTTTGATCGTTGGCAACATCAATCCGGAAGGTGGGCCGATGCCATCGGCGCTCAATTACGATCCGGTGAAATGGTCGAACTACACACAGATTTTCCGTAACTCGCTGTCTCTCACTCGTACCGCGATGAAGAATAAACTTCGTACGAAAAATGGTTATCAGGAAGCCAAGCGAGAAGCTCTCGAATACCACTCCATCGACATGGAGCAGGCATTCATCTGGGGAATTCCGACAGAGGAAATCGGGGCGAATGGTAAGCCTGAGCGTACCACTATGGGTATGATCAACGCGATCAAGACCGGCGCTCCTACCAACGTATTCAACTATCCTACAGACGAAACGTACGATGGCGATACGTGGTTAACCAGTGGAGAAGAATGGCTTGACTCCAAATTAGAAGTTGTCTTTCGCTATGGTGGGACACAGAAGTGGGCATTCGTTGGCTCAGGCGCTCTCCTAGGAATCAACAGACTGGCCAAACAAGGTGGCCAGATCAACCTTCAACCAACCAGTCGCGTCTACGGCATGGCCGTGATGGAGTGGATTACTCCTTTCGGCTCCATCATGATGAAAACTCATCCACTGTTCAGCTTCGAAGCTACTACTCGCAACACTATGGTAGTTTTCGAGCCTGAGAATCTTATCTACCGCTACGTCGATGACACTCACTTCATCCCCGACGATGGTCGTAATGGAGGCTCCAGAATCGACGGGAAGAACGAAGAGTATCTGGCCGAGTGTGGCTTAGAGTACCATCATCCTCTAACCTTCGGCCTGTTCACTGGTGTAGGGTTGGATAACCCGGCATAGTCGCTGTGTTTAAATTTTAAACAAAGGGAGGGAGCGACTATGAGTTTGTTAGCGGTTCGACAACAGTTCATTCGTCTGTCAGGCCGCTATGACCTGGTTGTCGATACAACTGACTGGGCTGATAATGGAGCAGATTTCTATATTCAGTCCGGTCAGCAATGGCTCGACAGAAGAGCAGATATTAGGAAAGCTAGAGGGAGAGCCTTTCATACTATCGCTCAGGACGAGTGGTGGACGCTCGTCCGCTTCTGTCGAGCTATTCAGCAAATCTGGGCGAGCAATAGTGAAGGGGAGCGCTGGAAGCTTAGGAAGAGATCACTAGAGGAGCTTCGAGGCTGTTTTCCTAAGGACCCAGCGCTGCTGGACTCTGGTCCACCTCTTTATTGGGCGCCTTTTTCCATCCGGGAAATTCCGGAGGTTCGCGGAACTATAACAATAGACGAGTTTTTTACAAACACGTACACGGTAGTAGGAGATCATGATGAGTTTGTTGGGGCTGTA